AACCACCTTTTTGATAGCCGTCATAGCCCTGGAAGATACCCTCTGCCATTTGTGCAGTCAAACTTCTAATATCAAACCTGTACCATGGGCCAGTATCAAATTGTTCTGAATTAGGTATCTTAGTAACTAATTGATCAACGCTTGGCCCTCCGTTAGCCGCTACCTGTTGAGCTATGCTTTTAGCCTCTTTTAAAAGTTTTTGATACTCTTTTGATGGGCCAGCATAAGGCGCACTTGGAAAATAAACATAAGTTTTGCCGTTATCAATAGCCCAGTTAACCATTCTTCTAAAGTCCATATTAATATAATTCTTTTTAAAAGGAGAGTCGGGCACAATTTTAACGCCCCCCAATTGTTGTCGAGCATCCCTAACTTTTTTAATTTCTTTTTCTGTGGGATGTTTAGCTGCTGCTTCAATAAACCCTTTTAGTCTTGAATATTTAGACTGAGCTGCGGGGAGTAGATCCATAGCAACCTCAGTTTCTGATGCTTTGATTTCTTCAAATGCCTTTCTATCAAGATCTTCTGCAAAATCTCTTCTAAATGCTTTAAGCAACCTGCCTTGTTCTGTTAGTGGATTCCCCTCACTGTCGTCTCCTCCTTGACTTTCTGCCTCCTCTTGCAATTTACTTTCTGGCTCTATGTTTCTGAGCAAATCGTATTTATACATAAACATATTTTGTCCTTTATCTTTGGGCAAATGTCTTTCTTCTACAGTAAAAAGAGGAGCAAAAGGCTGTTCTTTTAAAATAAGCTTTTCTAGTCTTTCATTGTATTTACCATTAATTTCTTCTCTGGCTTTTGCAGCTTCTTTTTTATAAGAATTTTCTGCTTCTGTTCCCTTAAAAAATTTATCGTAGTAGCCGCCTACAAAGCTATATTCATCAGGCTGATAACCTATTAATGTTTTTGATATTTCGTTAACTGTGCCCTCAGCAAAAGACGAAAGAACTGTATCGATAGCGGTAAAAGCAGGGTCAGTTTTGAGCTCTTCAATAAGAGAGTCTTTAATTACATTAAAATTTTTCAATCTGCTTTCTATTTCTTGCATTTCTGCATCATCAAACTCTTTAACTTGTGAAACATATTTGTAATCACTCTTTGCTGATTGTGCTTTACCATGATTGTTGGCTTGAAATTCAAAAGCTGCTACTCCAGGTTCCCCATCATAAGGATCATTTACATTAAATCCTCTCCACCACATCAATCCGCCTTTGTCGTGTAGCCCCTGATTAGCTCCTCTTCCGTCATTAATCGTAGGATTGTGCATTTGATCTGGGTCATTATTCCTAAAGTAACTGGTTTCTTTATCGTCTCCAGGAGGTATTCTAGCGTCGTACCGAGTCCACTCATTTACGCTATCGTCATAATCGATGTTACCATCAGGAAATAAATTATCTAAAGCAGTTTGAGGAACGGAACTCATGTGGTGCATTACATCACGACCGCCTCCAAGTTCTTCTACTGGTTGAAATCTTGATAGGGTGTCGTAAGCTACAGCTTTTATATCTTGCTTGGTTACTCTGCGTGATGGGTCGTCCTTCGGTTTTCGTGCTCGTGCATATAAAAAAGGAGCAATTTCTAAATTAATTGCTTCTCTGGTTATTTTGGGTAAGTCACGAGTGCCAGCACGTCCGCCTGAATCAATCGGGGCATATAAATATTGAGAATCTGATTCTTGTACATTTAATAATTTTAAAGCGTCTTCAGGTTCTATTGGATCGTTGGGAAAATTAGGCAGCACTTGAGACATAATAATAGACCTACTATTAAAGATAGGATCTACGTATGAGTTTTCTCTTTGCACAACAGTATTTCTTGGACTGTTACTCGGTATGTCTACAAAATCATATCGTTCATCTGATGTATTTTCGTTAGTGAGCTGGTCGTTAGATAAATCATAATCAACCGTACGAGTTTGCAACGGTACTGCATTAAAATCAAATCTATCGTCTCCTGATTTAGCTTTATTTATGTCTACAGGAGTTCCAATGTTTTCAGCATTTGTGTCAATAACTTGCTGTATTCTTGCAGAAAGATCAACAGAACCATATCGGTCAGGATCAAATAAAGCGTCAAATTGAGTAGTTAAATAATCATCAGTAGCAAACTTAACAGCCCTACGTTGGCTTGAAGTTAAAATTGAATGCGCTCTTGATATGTATGAATCTATAAAATTACCTTGCGCCCTTACAAAATATCCTGCAGGTGACATGCCTGGATTTAATGGTTCTTCTTCTAAAAGCTGTCTATATCTCGCAATAGCTTCGTCTTGTTCAGACACCTCTAATTGTCTTTGTATTAAGTCAGTATTAATTTCTTCAAGTGAAGGGTCAGGTGTGGTTCCTTCTCTGTCAAACATTGTTTTGTTTATAGTATCGCTAACTATGTCTTGTCTTAAATTTTCTAAAGCTCTACCTGTTGATACTAAAGAAGATGGAACTTGTGCTGTTCCTCCAGTCGTCCCGCCGATAATAGCTTCTCCCAACGCTTGTTTAGGATCTACTTGTAGGCCAGCCTGAGTAAGACCCGTGCCTCCTACTTGTTCAGTTATACCTTGTAACCCTTCCGTCACACCTTCACGAACTGTTGAGCCAACTATTGTCGAGTTTAGTCTGCCTATACCTTGCACACCAAAAGCATTTAAAGCTCCTGAAAATGCCGATGTGCTCAGTGCTCCTGACCAATCTTCCCAATTCGGTTCTGTCCTACCATTGTTTCTAGCCCTTTCTAGTGCTACTGGCCCAGCTATTTGTATTGCTTCAAATAACCCTGGTCCAATCAAAGCTCCAGCTATTGCACCGCCTGGCCCAGCTAGTGAGCCTACGCCAGCTCCAGCTATTCTAGATAATATTGATCCGCCTAACTGCCCTGCTTGTTCCACTGTAGCCAGTGGCAATGCACTAAAGTCAAAGCCTTCTCCGCCTTCGTTTAGAAACTTAGCCGCATAAGATTCGTAAGCTTCGGGTGCATCAATAAGCTCTCTGGCTGCCTTTGCTTGCGTGTCAAACCCCAGAGCCTCTAACGTTGTAGCTACGTTTTCAGTCGGTTGATCTACACCATACCGTAAAGCTCGTAAGATTTCGTTTGCCATTGACTTAGTTTATATGATTAGGGCATCAAGGTGAATATGTTTATCCTGTCTTGTTTACCTTTAACAGTGATCGAAGGCAGTACCGCTAGAGGGAAAGAACATGCTTTTGCTGTGGACTCTCCAATGACTATATCTTTACCTACTTCTTTGGTGCTGGATTCTAATCTGGCTGCTAGATTTACCGTGTCGCCTATAGCTGTGTAGTCAAACCTAGTTTCAGATCCCATGTTACCGACCACAGCTGGACCCGTGTTTACGCCAATACCAATCTCCACAGAAATTTTTGAAGACTTAAACTGATCTTGTATTTCTTTTGCGCACAACACTGCAGCTTCTTCGTGGTTGTCTATGTCCAAGGGCGCATTAAATATCGCCATCATTGCATCGCCAATATACTTATCCACCATGCCATCGTACTTCTTAACTGTGTCTGATTGTATAGTCAAAGCCTGGTTCATAATCTTTGTTACTTCTTCTGGTTCCATGGTCTCACTCATAGCAGTAAAACCACGTACATCTGTAAACAAAAATGTGCAGTTCCTTCGTTCTCCGCCCAACTTTAGTAGACTCGGATCATCCTGCAAAGCCTTTACCTGCCTAGGATCGAGGTAATGTTCGAACTGTTTTTTGATTTGCTGGCGTAGCTTGTATTGTTCCCTGAAACGTAAGTAGAAAGCCACCGTCCCTGTAATAAACTCAGATATAAAAGTCCATGTTACGTCTATCAATAGTCCTTGTTGCACCATCCAATGTCCGTGAAACAGAGTAGCAATCATAAAGATACTTGCGTACGTCACCCCTAGAGTTATGCCAAACGTATTTATAAAAAACCACATCAAGGACACAGCTAGAACTAAGGAGGCTAGTTCTACAGCTAAAGCATAGTCAGGTATGTAAGGACTATCCTCAATCAATATACTTTCGGCAAGAGCTGCTTGTATTTTATGTGGCTCTAACAATCCTGCGGGCGTAGCTATCTGCGGCATGATGCCTTTTGCAGTAAATCCTACGAAAACAAACTTATTTTCTACATCCATTTCTTTTAAATTTGTTTGCGAGGTATTCACGAAACTTATCCACTTGCGCCCTAAACTGTCTGTTTTTACTGGTGGGAGCCCTTTTACCCTGATTTCTTCTATACCATTATCATTCGTCTTTATAACGTAAGTGTCTGCTCCTGCTAAAACTTTCAATACTTCTGTGCCATATGCAGATACCCACCCATCAGGTGTACGCATCAACAAAGGTAATCTGCGGACTAAGTTGTCTACATCAGTCCTGGCTACAGCTAGACCCTGTGTTGCACTTTTCTGTAACACTTTAATGTTTTGTATAGCCCCCGTAGCTAAAATGCCCCCCGTGTCTTCTCCCAAGATAACTGTCCCTGTTGTTGGAGGATAGTCACCCTCTCCTTCAAACATAGCCAGTACACTGGGAGAAAAAGATAAAGCCTCTGCAAACTCAAAGTCCCCACCAAATCTATCAGGCTGTGGAAAAGCTATTACCCATCCCACCCCAGTTGCTCCCTTACGTAAAAGATTGATTTGAATTTGTGCTAGTGTTTGCCTAGATAAAGGGTATCCTCCTTCATTTGCAATATCCTCTTCGGTAATGTTCAGCACCGTAAAGTACCCAGAAGGTTCTTGGTCCTTGATCCATGAATCAAATACCTTGAGCTTTAGTATCTCTAGGGGTGTGAGCTGTAGCACCAAGGGTGTGCCAAGCAATAGTATCAAACCAAGTAACTGTAATTTTTTCATCCTGATCCTTGTTTTATTGTAATCGTAGTAGAAGATCCGCCGTTGATTTTAACTGTGTTCGATACACCGTCCTGTATTAATATGATGGTGTAGCTGTTTGATCCATCTAAATCTAGCCTGGCACTCTGGTTTACTGTTCTGTTCAGACTAATCCTTTGCCCTGTAATGATAGTTGTTATTTGAGTGTCCTTGTCCTGGCCTATTTCTGTACCAACAATACGGATACCTGCACCACCTTGTTTAAGTGCATCCTCTTCTTTAGCTATGGCTAGTGCATCCAACACGTTAAGAAGATCTTCTAAGAAATTTACATCTAAATAGTTAATATCCAGCTCAGTAAACTCTAGCTCTTCTTCTGCATCAAGGAAGTCTTCGTTAAGATAATCTATGTCTAAATCGTTAAAATCTAAATAGTCGGCTGTGGTTCTTGTTTCTGTTTGCTCCAAAGATTCGTCTGTCTGTTCTGGTGGATTTACAATTAGCATGTTGTCGATTAGCTCAAGCGTTATGTCCAGCTGTACAGGTGCAGTAGGATTGTTTTCATACACAGATACCGTAGTTGCCTGGTAAGGTTTATTCAATGTCACACTACCCATGCCCGTAGACACTATGATCTCGCCACTAGATATACCGTTCTCATCTGGCAACAGTATGACAAGAGATCTACCTAGTTCGTCCACTGTGCAGGTAAAGTCTGTACCACGAATGGCAATGTCAGCTGTAGGTGTGCGTATCGATATGTTGCTCTTGTTGTTGAATTTACCTGTTATAAAGCGCGCTGTGCCACTAGCAAACTTCAAGGCCATTTTAGATTTTGACGGGTCGGGGTCATAGATGTATTCGTCTATAACTAACTTAGAATGCTCTGTTAGTTTAACTGTAGAAGAATCTTCAAAGGTTATGGCAACTCTGCCCGCTTCTGTGCGGACATCATCCATCTGTTGTATGTTGAACTGCAACTCAGCTCCGTAAGCTTTGTCTCTTAGGACTTGTGCGCTACCTCTAACTTCTGAGATAGAGCCTATTTCAGCAGACGAATGAAGTTGTTGCGTCTGACTGAGTAACACAAACTGTGCCACTAGAACCGTTTGAAATAATCTTGAGCCAGTCATTGTCAGATGTAGATTCCTGATCTATGTTAAATGTACGCGATCCCCCTGTATGATCTAAATAAAAGTATCCTCCAGCATATCCATCACCATCGTACGTAACCACATTATCATCACCATCAATATCCAGGTAGTTAGTTGCACCGTCTACATCTATAGAAGCAGTGATGTTGTTGGTGTCACCTTGCACTACCCAATCTAGATCTAAGTTAGCTGCTAAGGCATTCATAGCATGGTTCAGTGTCATAGTATTTGTATTACCTGTGACCTGTACATTTACATTAGATCCATCTGCACCTGTTGCATTGGTTTCATCTGTCGACATGTTAAATGTGTTGGTGTCGCCTATGAAAGAAAAATAGCCTGTGTAGTTGTCTGCCCATATGTCGCCAAGAAATTTGTTAGTAGATCCCTTCTGCAAGATATCTAAAGTCATAGTCGTGCCATCTAAATCTAATGGGGTCATATTAGATGCTCCAGCTGTAGCATCAGCACCACCGATAATGTTACCACTGCCTCCGACTTGTTCTATATCTAAATTAGACGTAGCACCTGACTGGTCGATATATACTTCATTGTCAGCTGCATAAAGAGATGTTGCTAATAAAAACAACAGTATAAGTAGTCTATTCATTCTCACTTCTTTGCTCCCAATACCCTAGCTCTAAACCTTCAAGTATTGTTTGTAAGACAGCTGTTTCTACAGCCGTCTGTAATGCTATATTTACTGACTCATTTTCTACTATACCGCTCTCAATTTCAACTAATTCGGTGTTATTGTTGTAGAACCTAAACACGTCTTGTGATATAGAAGCACTCAGTACGCTTTTTGTTACTAGAACTTCTAATAGCACCTTACCTGTGCTTACTGACACAGTGCGTAGTGATACCGTTATGCTGTCTTGTCTATACTCTTTCGATGCTCCTATACCAAGATACCTGGCCCCAGCTCCTCCAGACTTAATATTTGTTTCGTAGCCTATTACGCCACCTTCCATGAGTAGCCCAGCAAACAAAAGAGGCTTTAGTTTTTGATTTTCATCAAAGTTCTCTCGTGTGCTTCTGATGATCTGTCTTTCTTTCGTTAAGTTGTCCAAACCTTTGCGCTCCACCACATCAAAAAATTTAGAGTGTTTGAGTGCTCTTATTAAGTAGGCATCAGGAGAAGAGGTTATAGCTGTACTAAAACTAGCGTATCTACTATTAGATCTACGTTGACCTGTCTGGTCGGTAAAACTGCTTCCATACACAGCTACTATAGGCTTCCTAACAGGTGGCCCTATGTCTTTGAGCTCTTGAACAAAGAGAGAGTTTATTTGTGCAGGCTCGATCTCTCGTATTGGGGGAATGCCATTGTCTAACGGCGGTATGATAAGTGCGCAACTAGAAAGTAAAAGAACCGAGAGGTACAGTAATTTCTGTAGTGTTGCCTTCTTCATCTGTAATTATTAGTGTTACCTTATCGTCTTCAACCCTATATTCTATAGTGTTACCTTCTAATTCTAAAACGCCAAAGTCAGATGCTGTCTCGCCAAACAAACTATCAACCAACTGCCGTGAGAGCTGAGCATAGATTCTCGATTCCAAATTTCTAATAAATCTAGCTAATGTGGTATTTTCAGCTTCTCTTTCTAAGTCTTCTACGTAGGCTTTGATCTCCTCTCGTATGGCCTCTTTCCTGTTGAACTCTTGGTTCTCTATAGTTAGGTAATGGCTTGAAGTGTTCTCTCCAGAAAAGCTAGGATTTTTAAACTTGTGGGTCATTTCATCTGCTTGCACAGCTAAAACAACAAACATTACTATTATCATAGAAGCTAAAAGTAACATTTCATCAGGTCGTTTAGGAGCCATTAATCTTTCCTTTGGTCGTCTCTATCTGCTTTCGCAATCTTATTGCTATCTATTAACTGCGGTACACCTAATATAGTTTTTATAAGAGTATCCTGTCTAATTATCTCATTATCTAAACTTCTTACACGATCTATAAGAGCTACTAAGATACCATGTTGAGAGTCTAGTTTTGTGCCGAGCCGTAGTTCCATTTGTTCTATCTGATCAGCTACTTTATCGTCTAAAACATCTAACTTAGTTTCCATACCATCAATAATTCTATTGATAAGTTTCCATATAAAGAAACCTAGACCGAGTGCAGCAGCAATGGGAAAGCCTACTTCATTAATAAATTTTATTGCTTCTTCCATATAGACTATAAATTATAGCCTTTATTGGAACCAACTGCGAACCTCTCCAAGAACCTCGTTACTGATCTTAACTTTGCTTAATAGATTTTTAAGTATCTGTTCATCAACAGTGCCTTGTGATACTAAGTCTATATAAGTGCAACTGCGTTCTTGACCAATTCTGTGTATGCGGTCTTCTGCCTGCACTCTAAGTTCTAGGTCGTAGGAGTTAGAATAGAATATCATAGTGCTGGCTTCTGTAAGTGTAATACCTCTACCACCTGTCTGTGGATTAGACACAAAGTATCTTAGGTCACTTTCAGGATCCTGGAACTTCTCAATAATGTTTTGTCGTTCGTCCTGTGGTGTATAGCCGTAATAAGATGCAACAGAGCCTTGACCAAACTTTTCGGTAATTGCTCTTTCTAATTCTTGTATATCTGTTTGAAAGACTGCAAAGATTACAACTTTCCCAGATGTCTCTTCTAATAAGTCTAATACTGTCTGCACTCTATTGTTCTTTAGTATGATTGTCTCACCTTCTTCGTTACGCAGACTACCTGCTACTACCTGTTGTAGGCGCATCAGCTGAGTCAGTACGTTCATAGTAGAAAACAATTCATCATCTAGTATCATAAGTGCCTCACGTTTCATTGTGCCGTATGCTTTGTTCTGTTCGTCAGTTAGTTCTACGTTTCGTCGTACATATACCTTCTCAGGCAGATCCAAACATTCGTCTTTAATCTTTCTTATAGAGAAGTCCTTGATCGATTGTTGTAGCTCCTCTAGTTTCTGGAATCCAACTATTTGTTGAAAAGCATGTCGGCCCATTTGTTTGCGTTGCGTAATCGCGTACCTAGCTTGGAAAGCATAAAAGCTACTAAACCCCAAAAGATTTGGCGAAAGAAAATAACATTGCGAATACAGATCAAGTGGAGCTTTAGTTATTGGAAAGCCTGTAAGTATTCTTCTGTAGTCTGCTAGAGGTGCTAACTTAATAAGATGTTGTGTTCTTTTGGCCTTGGGATTTTTAATTGTAGTCGATTCATCTACAGCCATCATTACATCGTGTGTGACCATAAACTCTTCTACAAATTTACACGCCTTGACTGTAGCGAAGGCTTCTACGTTGACTAGAAAGATATTGAGTTGGCCATCGCTAGGTTCCTCAACCATATTTTTAAACTCGTGTAACCATTTTTGTGTGTGGTTCGGTTGCCAAACTAATACATTACGTTCTATGCGATCGGGTAGATGTTTGTTTACCTCGTTGATGTCCCAGTTTCGTAAGTTACCTTTTGGCGACACAATCAATAGACCTGATATCTTACCTTCCTCAAATAAAATGCCTGCGTTATCTAATAAGATCTTAGACTTACCTAGTCCCATTTCCAAAAATAATGCAAATAGGTTACGATGGTAACTCTGTTGGAGAGTTTCTAATTGATGTTGATATGGTTCGCTCTTGAATTCATAGTTAGTTATTTCCATAAGTTCCGTCCTTTATTCTTCGTTATATATTCAAACACATCTTAAAGTGTTGCAATATATTATATAGATGATATCATGCCATGGCAACTTTGAGTTGATAACGAAATAAAGAAGGAGTGAGAAATGACAAGTATCAAAGATCTCTTTGAAGAGAGTACCACAAAAGCAGTAGAGGAAATATCAGAAGACTCTATACAGGACCTAAGTGCACTTTGCCAAAAACTATTAAGAGTAGAGGCCACTATAGGCAACACAGAAGAAAGACTTAAACGTCTCAAAGAACAACAGAGAGAACTCTCTGAACAACTTATACCCGACAGACTTACACAACTAGGCGTATCAGACCTACGGTTGAATGACGGGTCGAGAATATCAGCCGAACCTTTTTACAGTGCCAGAATATCTGCTGGTAATGTAGAAGATGCACACAATTGGCTTAGAGATAATGGACATGGAGACATCATAAAAAACACAATGACCCTTTCGTTCGGTCAAGGTGAAGATGCTCTCGCAAAAGAATTGGTTGAGTCGCTAACTAAACAAGGGTTTATGCCTGAGGAAAAGGAAGCGGTTCACCCAAGCACCCTGAAAGCATTTGTTAAAGAACAAATAGAATCAGGAAACAACTCGTTTGACCTTGACGTACAGAAAAAGTTTTCTGTGTATCTTGGCAAGCGCACAAAAATAAATCGTTGAACGAAGAAATAAGGAGTAAATAAATGGCAACGAAGAAAAATGGAGAGGGGACATCCTTAACGTCCCTATTTGAAAACATCGAAGAAAAAGGTTTCGGCGATGTAGGTGCGGAAGATCTCAAGACTCCGCGTATCAGCATAGTGCAAGCAATGTCTCCGCAAAGACAAAAAGCCAGCGCAGATTATGTTGCAGACGCAGAGGAAGGAGACATCTTCTATTCAGGTAACAGCACTTGTATAAATGGAGACGAAGGTCTGTCATTTTTACCTGTTTACTACAACAAAACTTTAGTCGAGTGGCGTTTACGTGAAAAAGGTGGTGGTCTTGTTACTGTGCATCCTGCAGATTCTGACCTGTTGAATCGATGCCAACGTGACAGCCAAGGTAGGTTAGTAACGCCAAGTGGGGAAACTCAGTTGACGACTACTGCAAACCATTATGGCTACGCGCTTATTGATGATACACCTCAAAGATGTGTTATCAATATGACGGGATCACAACTTAAACATTCGCGTGGTTGGAACACCCTGATACAGGGAACCAAAGTAAAAGGCGAGAAGGGTGCTTTCACTCCTCCAGCTTATTCACATTGGTATAGTCTCAAGACGCAAGTGGAATCCAATGATCGTGGGTCGTGGTATAGCTATAGTATTACGCAGGAACGGGTGTTGGGAGAAAACGAAATTGACCTTTTCAAAGAGGCCGAAGAGTTTTCTAAGTTTTGTTCCGATGGAGGAATGGATCAGTTACCTGGTCAGCAGACCTCCGCAATCGAAGATAAGTCTGAGTCCAACAAGGATTGGGAAGACTAACTTCATTAGGCTCCAGCATTCCCTCACTCAATGCTGGAGCCTTCTTACTAGACGCGCATGGAAGAAATTGCAAACAGATTTAAGCAAGTATTCTCAGGACTAGAGAGGGCGCATGGTATATATGAAATTACAGGGCAGAAGAATACTGCAAAAGGCGTAAAGAAAGACGGCAGAGGTAGAACACTACAAGAGCCTCTTACTATAGAACTTTGGGAAAGACATCTAAAGGGCGACTTATCTATAGGAGTAATACCCTTAACAGATGATGAGACCTGCAGCTGGGGCTGCATAGACGTAGATGAATATCCAATAGACACAAATGAGATACTGCAACGCATAGAAGAAATGAGCTTACCGTTGCTACCGTGCATGACCAAATCAGGAGGGGTGCACCTGTTTCTGTTTACAAAAGAACCAATACCAGCATTTAAGTTTCAAGCTAAGTTAGAAGAGATAGCAGCTGCTATGGGAAGGACAGGAGATGAGATATTTCCTAAACAATACGAGTGGTCTAAACAACTACCAAAAGAAAGCCAAACAGGTAATTGGCTGAACATGCCTTATTTTGCAGGAGAAGATACAACAAGATACGCACTTAAACCTGATGGAGAAGCTGCTGACATAGACGAGTTCTTTGATCTAGTAGATAACGTATCTGTAACCGAAAAACAATTAGACTCTTTCATAGCTGTAAAGAAAAGCAGAAAGAAACAAATAACTAAACAAGGCAGCATGTGGGATGAAGCCCCGCCATGTTTAGTGCACATGAAACTAAACGGCATACCCGAAGGCATGCGTAACAATGCGCTGCTTAACTATGGTGTGTTCTTACGCAAAGTGCATCCTGAGGGAGAAGAATGGAAAGACAAACTACAGGAGATAAACAAAACGGTTTGCACAAAAGCTCTATCTCATAGCGAGCTCAATACAATCATACAAAGTCTAGAGAAGTCCGACTACAGATACCAATGCAGTAAGCAACCGCTGGTAGATTTTTGTCAGAGCGGCATCTGTGTAACAAAGAGATATGGTATAGATGCCTCTGAACGCGAGCCCAATTTTGGCGGACTACGTAAGTACCTTACAGATCCCCCGCTTTGGCATCTTGATGTAGACGGCAGAACGATAGTTTTAGACACAAAACAATTACATAACTTTTCTATGTACCAACAAAGATGCATGGAGGTTCTTAATATATGTCCTCCAGATGTTAAGAAGTCTGATTGGGTGGCCAAGCTTAATTCCCTGTTGCAAGACGTACAAGAAGTAGAAGTACCTGCTGACATGACAAAGCAAGGCTTACTACAGGAAGCTATATACGAGTTCTGCAGATTGTCAGAGTCTTCCTCTAGATTATCAATCGCATCTAACGGCGTGTTTAGATATGAAGAAGAGGATGAAAAGCAATGGTGGTTTACAGGTAGAGACGCAGTGATCTTTATACAAGAGTTTAAAAAGATGCGTCACATTAAGGAAGCTGAGGTGTTTACAGAACTTAAAAACATGGGAGCTACCAACATGGCTAAATACATAGACAGGACAGTAGGCAACAAGAAGATTTGGATGTTAGATATAAATGAGATAGATGATAACGCTGTCGAGTCTGGCGATTTTAAAACACAGAAAACACCACTACCATGGGAAGAGTAACTAAATACTTTGGGCCTCCTGGTACAGGCAAGACTACAACTCTCATGAATATTATAGAGAAGAGCCTTGATGAGGGTGTGCCGCCTGAGAAGATAGCCTTCATATCTTTTTCTGTGAAAGCTGCAGATGAAGGTAAGAACAGAGCCAACATAAGGCTAGGTTTAGGCTTTGATGAAATGCCATACTTCTGTACGAGCCATGCTTTCTGCAAAAGAATTATGGGTATATCACAAGTGATGAGTGGCAGAGACGTATTTGATTTTCTAGAAGACTACGAGTTCAACCTTACTAAGAAGTATGGCACTAACGCGAGAGGCCTTAGGTCCGTAGTCCAAGATCCCTACTTCGATATCATAGAACGTGCGAAAGCAAACTGTCGTACATTAAAAGAAGAACGTTTGTCCTTGGAGAAAGAACAACGCAAAGGTGTTGTTACTCACATGTTAGAGCCTTTGGCAGAAGCTTGGGAGTCTTTTAGATTATCTAGAGTGCCCGTGGTGTACTCGTTCGCTGACATGATAAACAAATTTATAGACGATGGGACAGCTCCTGAATTAGATCTATTGATTGTTGATGAAGCTCAAGACTTAGCGGAGCTCAACTGGAGGCTTGTAGAAAAGTTGGCTTTGAATGCCAAGAAGACCTACATAGCTGGAGACGATGATCAGGCTATCTACGAATGGAATGGAGCAAAGCCACAACGTTTTGTAAACTACACAGGTGAGAGCATTGTGTTAGATCAGTCTTATCGCATACCTGGAAAAGTACATCCTATCGCTGAGCGTATATCTAAGCGCATAGTGTCTAGAGAACCTAAAACATATAAGCCTAGAGAAGAGCCAGGCACAGTCAGTAAAGTTAGTTCAGTAGATCTATTACCTTTGAGGGAGGGGAATTGGCTTGTGCTTGCATCTTGTGATTACATGCTGACTGATGCATCAAAAGGCTACAACGTTAGGAAGTATTTGATAGATAATGGTTTTGCTTTTGCGCACAACAACTTTCGTTATATACCTAGAAAGATGAGCATGGCCATACAGATTTGGGAAAGGCTGAACAATAAAGAAGAGATAACATTGTCAGAGTTAGACGATCTTTATAGCTATTTGGGTAAGACAGGAGTAAAAAGAGGATTTATTACACAGGTATCTCAAGCTCCTAATCAAGGGCAGTCGTTATCACTGCAACAAATTATAGATAACTATGGACTCAAACCTGAATGTCTTGGTCAAGAATGGCAGTCAGTGTTTGATAAAACGATAGACGTAGAAAGAAGAAGTTTTATAGAGAAAGCAATAAAGAACAACGAAGATTTATATGGAGAACCACGAATTGTCATTTCAACCATACATCAGGCAAAAGGTGGAGAAGCGGAGAACGTTGCTGTGTATCTAGATTTATCTAAATCACAGAAACGAACCTCTATGTTACAACCCGATGGGCTGCACAGACAGTTCTACGTTGCGGTCACGCGCACAATAGAGAACTTATATCTGATACAAGCCCAAGATGATTATTACAGGTACGTTATATGAGTTTTGTTTATAAGCCCCCAACGGAGTGGATACCACCCGATAGTTTTCCAACAGAGAAATTATGTCAGGCAAAGGAGATTGCCATTGACCTTGAGACTAGAGATCCAAACTTAAAAGAGTTGGGACCAGGTTACATAAGAGGTGACGGCGAGGTTGTCGGCATATCTTTTGCAATAGACGGTTACGAAGATTACTTTCCGTTTGCACATGAGCAAGGCTTTAACTTCTCCAAAAAGAAAGTTATAGAGTTTACTAAAAAGATCTGTGCTACAGAGAGCGACAAGATATTTCACAACTCTACATACGATGTAGGTTGGCTGACTAAAGAAGGTGTTGATATAAATGGCAGGATTATAGATACCATGGTCGTTGCACCTTTGATTGACGAAAATCAATATTGGTATTCTTTGAATGCTTTGGGTCGCGAATACATAAATGAAGGCAAGACCGAGGCAGAGCTGAACACTGCTGCAGAGGAGTGGGGATTGGATCCTAAGGCTGAAATGTGGAGGCTACCATCGGCTTATGTGGGTACTTATGCAACACAGGACGCAGCCCTCACGCTTAAATTATGGAATCACTTCAAGATTTTATTAGAAGAACAAAACCTTTGGAACGTGTTTGATTTAGAAATGCGAGTGCTTCCTGTCATTCTTGCAATGAAACAAAAGGGTGTTCGTGTTGATTTGGAGAGAGCTGAGACACTAAAGAAACAACTTATTAAAAGAGAGAAGGACATAATCCAACAGATAAAGAAAGAATCAGGTGTTGCAGAGATACAACTGTGGGCAGCTAACTCATTAGCCAAGGTGTTTGATGCGATGAATCTTACGTATCTTAGAACACCAACGGGTATGCCTAGCTTTACAAAAGCGTTTCTAGAGAACCACTCTCACCCTATAGCTAAACTGATACGTGAAGCTAGAGAAGTAAACAAAACACATAGCACGTTTATTGATTCTATATTGAAGCATGAGCACAACGGTAGAATACATGCAGAGATACGTCAGCTAAAAGGTGAGTCAGGCGGCACAGTCACAGGTCGGTTGTCCATGAGCAATCCAAACTTACAACAAGTGCCTGCACGTAACAAAGAGATCGGCCCTTTGATTAGATCTTTGTTCTTACCAGAAGAGGGAGAGCTTTGGTGTTCTGCGGACTTCTCACAACAAGAGCCTAGAATACTTACACACTATGCTAGTAGGTCACGCTACGATGGCGCAGATGCAATCGCAGATGCTTACCATGCTGGTGATGCAGACTTTCACCAGGAGGTAGCTAATCTTGTGGACATAGATAGAAAGACTGCAAAGACAATAGGACTTGGCATTATGTATGGCATGGGCAAAGGTAAGCTGGCAGATCAGCTGGGTGTTACCGTAGAAGAAGCATCTGAGATCTTATCTAAGTTTAATACTTATGCACCGTTTGTCAGGCAGTTAGCTGATTCGGTTATGCGCAGCGCAAACTCAAAAGGCTACATCAAAACCATACTAGGGAGGCGTTGTCACTTTGATATGTGGGAGCCTTTGAAGTATGGAACAGGTAGACCGATGAAACACAAAGAAGCCGTGCACGAATACAACGGCGAGATCAAAAGAGCGTTTGTCTACAAAGCTCTAAATAAACTAATTCAAGGCTCAGCAGCAGATATGACGAAGCAGGCCATGGTCCATTGTTATGAGGCGGGATACCTCCCACTCTTGCAAGTCCATGACGAGCTGGTGTTCTCTATAAAGTCTGACGAAGATGTAGAAAACATCTGTCGTTTGATGGAGGAGGCTGTAGCTTTGGATGTTCCAAACAAGGTGGATGCCGAGATTGGAGATAATTGGGGCGACTCAATGGAACCTAAGAATAATTAAGATATATCTTAGATTGTAATGTATAATGTTATCTACAGGAGTAAAGATGGATACAACTAAATGGAAAAGCGTAGCTATACGTAAAGAGATTGTTGAAGTAGCAGCCGACATCGGTGAAAAGACTGAAAGGCCTACTAGCAATGTGTTTGCGTATGCAGTAAAAAGATTACAGGATGATCTTGAAAGCGGACGCTTGAACGACGTACCTAAAAGTTAATCATGAAACATAAAATACTGTACGAGTCTCCGTACGAGTACGGTGTGTTCTCCAGCGAAGACAGGCGCAGCGGTCGGTTCTACGACTGCAACGGTGTAAAACTTCCGTCTGTCACCACCATATTGTCTGGCACTAAAGAAGGTGACTTCTTGAAGAAGTGGATCGAAAGAGTAGGTGAGGAAGAGGCGGAGCGTATCAGAACAGAGGCTGCAACTAGAGGATCGTACATGCACGACATTCTGGAGAAGCAGCTAGTCAACGGTGATATTTGGGACTTCAAGCCTAGAGACGCAGAAGAGAAACGTGCCTACAAGATGGCCTGTACGATTATGGATCAAGGCTTGCCTAACGTATCACAGGTATATGGTTGTGAAATCTCTTTGTACTACCCTGACAAGTACGCAGGTAAAGCTGACGTGATCGGTGTGCACAATGACGATCTATCTATTATGGACTTCAAACAAACCAACAAACCTAAACGCAGACAGTGGGTGTGGGACTACTTTCAACAGTTAGCTGCCTACGCACTTGCACATAACGAACTGTACGGCACTGACATACAGAAAGGTGTTGTCATGATGTGTTCTGTAGATTGTTTATATCAAGAGTTTATTCTTGAAGGTGACGAGTTTAAGAGAGCTGCCGAAGCTTGGATGGAACGTGTAGAAAAGTTTAGTCTTCCTCAAGTGGAGGAAGAGACGGACTCTCAGTAAGATTATATTTAGCAGTTTTTAACTTCCTGTAGGCTTTACTAAGTCTTGATGTAGGCCATGTTCTAAGAATGTCTGCAGGGTCTAAACCTCTTTCTCTTTGTTTTTCTTGCAGTTGTTTCCTAGTTTTTTCAAAACCGTCTTTAACATACTTAGGAGCTTTGTAAGGAGTAAATATACCTTTCTTTATATTTCTTGTAAAACTAGGATCTACGCCAGGTACAGCTTGCAATCTCTTTAACTGTTCGCGCAATTTTTTGTTTGTCATTCCTACGCGTTCATAGGCCTGTATATCAAAATATATTTGTTGTTGTGTCCTGTACCAAATATCGTTAGCATCCATCCACTCTGACATAACATTTTCTTCGGTTAAAGTTTCTCCAAAATAAGCTAGTTGCTGTAGATTTTTTTCTACACCATCTTCTAAAATTCTTTTGTAAGAATTTACTTTAAATCCGAATCCTTCGTTGGCATCCATTTCTGTAGTGGCTATGCCTAGTAATTTTGAAAATGCTAATAATGTATCTTTATCTCGTAAATATCTGTCGTATCTATCGTCACCTTCTTGTAAAGATTTGTATATATCTCTGAACTGAGAAACAGCTCCAGGTCCTGCGTTATCAATTGCATGGTCAAACATATCTTCCATAACGTCTCCCCAATTATCTTCGGGATTCCAAATACGTTTACGAGTATCTAAATCTAAGTTGATAAGAAGTTCTCCAAAAACTTTTGAAGAGATAGCTGTGTCTGTGTAAGCAGACGTATAGTCTAAAACGTACTCAGCCATACCCCGCGCAACTGATTTTGGCACACCCTCTCCTGTTAGCTCGCCTTCGTTTAAAGCTCTAATTAAACTCGTGCCTATTGAAGCAAAACCTTCATACGGTAGTATGTAATCTAAATTAATAAACTGGCCTTTACCGTCTTTTATTTTTGATAGTGGCATAAGTCTACTGTTTCTAGCATAGTCTGGTTGCGTAGCTCTGACAGCCTCTAAATCTTCATCGTCTACATCGTACAGGTATTGACCCATGAGTTGTAAAGTTGAACCTACTCCATACACAGCAGCTCCTCCAAGCACAGCACGTTTTATACCTCCAGATCTAAACGGACTAGCATTTTCAGCGTTACCTAGTGACTGTGTGCCGTCTTCATTTTTAACTAAAGGACGTTGTGTTTTAATACCGCCCTCAATCATTAATTCAGTAGGTATTTTAAAACTCATTTGTTTGTAAGCAATCATAGGTAAGTTGCCTCCAGCTGTTCTCAGTATTTCTGTTGGAAACGCAATAAAGTTACCTAATGGCAGTTGTCTAATTACTTGAGCAAACTTACCTACATAGTCATAGTTAGGCATGCCCATACGCACATGGTATGCAGCTACTTCATCTATGTACTCTTCTAGATCAGTGGTTCGTATAGTTCTAGCTAAATTAGATCTGTAATCTGCTCCTACTTTTGTAGTCAACGTTTCAGCGTAGGCTTTTAATATTTTTAGCTTAACTTCATCTGTAACGTTTTCACCGTCTATGTTGTCTAACATTTTTTGTATTCGCACACGGTCCGCACCAAAAGCAGCCATTTTCCAAAAATCGTCTGTAGCAGCGTATAAGTTTTGTGCTCCTCTAAGAGTATTGCCTCCAAAAAAGTCTACTGTTTTACCTGGTCCAGTTTGTTTTAATGCTTGTAACGCATGTCCAATTCTTCCAACAGTGCTGCCTGATCTATCGGATAGTCGTGAAAACATATCAACTGCTTCATTCAATCGAACACTTGTGTTTACAATACCTAACTCTTGCATTCTTTTAAAAAGTCTACGTGCATTTTTACCCTCAGCCGTTAATCGACCTTCTGAATCATAACCTACTCTACCAAAAAGATTGTGTTTAATAGCTGTTGTAGCTTTATCAAGACTTTCTCCACTAGCGTATCCGTTAGCCATAAACATTAAACCACCGCCTAAAAAGTTTCTAGCTTGTGTTGCTGGACTTAATACAATTATTCCTAATTGAGTTAGAGCTTTAGGCACAAGAAACACTAAATCGTATATCTGAAAAATCATGTTACGAGTTGAATTACTAGACTCTACTTCACGACCTATAACTTCTGCTATCTCTTTAGTGGTGTACAACCCGTCTAGCGGATTAAATTGCTGTTCTGCGTTTCCATCCGAATTACCTAAAGGCACGTTATATTGCCCCATTTTTTCTGGAGTAAAAATATTTTCTCCTGGTCTTTGACTTATTTCCCTAATATCACTATAAAATTCTGATTGCTCTACTAATCTACTTAAACGCTGTAAAGAAGTGGTAGCCACAATGGCAGGGTCTGTAATCTCTCCCATTAGCTTACGTATAGCAAAAGGTAAAATTTTCCTAGTTTTTAATATTTGTTCTCCGCTTTCTAATCCTACAGCATTTTCTGTACTTCTTAATATGCCAGGTAAATTAAACAAGTCCTGCGCAGAACTCATTTCTTCTAGCTTTATAATTCTGTCTACTTGTGCTCTTGCTGTTGCCTCAGTAAACCCAGATTTAAACCTGTTCATATATAGAACTGATTGCACAGCTTTATCGTACAGTTCTTGTGCTTCTTTGCTATTTAGCCAGTCTTTACTAAATTTAGGGTTATAACCAAGGCCAGGCTCAAATATTGCGAAAGATCTGGTTACGTATCGGTTAATCCCTTCTTCAAGGGTAAGCTGTTCTTCTGGTGTAAGTTTTATTTTTTGGCTGTCAATTATACGTTGAGTCAAAGCATCTATAGACGCACGTATTTTTATTAAAGGATTTTTTATTGGCTCAGGTAATTGGTCAGCAGCTACTCTAGCTTTTTGTATATCAGATAAAGCTATTTCATACTCTTCTATTGTGTTAAGTATTTCTCGTCTACCTTGTTCACTAGCCTCTTGGTCTAGTTCTGTTCTTAGCTTAGATATTTCTTTTTCATACTCAGTCCTTGTTTCTTCGTCTAGTTTTAGTCTGGCTCCAGTTCTTTTTAAATATGCCATGGCTAAACGGTCATACTCATCTCTCGCAGACTGCGGTATATATTTTATACCTGCTTTTGCTTTTGCTTTTTCTGCAATCGTTTCAGGTTTAGGACCCAACAGCCCCTGTTTATATGCAGCAAGCACACCTTTTTCGTATTCTTCAGCTAAGTCTTGTGCATTTTCTGTTAAAGCCCTTTGTCTTTGTGTATTATCTTGTATTCTACGTTGTGTTTCTAAGCCCAACTCACCGTATGGTCTAAAATACTCATTTGTGTACTGCACTAATTTATTTACAAAATTCTTTTTACGACTTACGTCTGTTTTAAATTTAGGCAAACTGCCTTGAGGCAGTTCCATACTACTTAACTGGCCTTCATAACTGTTAAAAAATTGACTTAAATAATTTTCAAATTGTTCAGGAGTTGTTTCTCCTGGAGTTAGTCGCAGTTCTGATTTTATTATTTCTTGTGCTTTTGGATCTATCTGTTCTTCAGACAAAAACAAACCTGCTGATTGTAGCTCTCTAGCTTCTGGAACTTCTTCTGTAATATTAGATTTTTTAGGATTAAGAACGTTTGTTCTTTGAAAATTAAACACAATGTCTTTTTGTTTACTTTCTGGCAAAGAAGTATCTTTAACTTTGTACTGAACACTTATAGCGTTTCCTGAATCTAACATTTCATTTCTGTATCTAGGTTCGTTTTCTTGTTCTGGTAATATGTCAATAGAATCAGACTTGCTTGTAAGTTTTTCGTTAAGTTTTTCTTCTTGTAATCTGTATGTCAAAGCTTGATCTGCTAAGTCTCTAGCAAGTTGATTAGCTGTTTTAACATTAGTTGTTTCTCTATCCATGCCCATATAGCCTACTGCTATATCTTTTAAATCTTGCAAGCTATACTTTCCAGTAATCTGTCCTATGTAATCTACATATTCGTTAGGATCAAACACGTAAGATAATCCTGTGTCTCTGATACGATCAGCAGCAGCAGCTTGTGCCAACGCTATTCTATCTGCCCTGTAGTCATACTCTGCACTAGAGTTTGGATCAAAAGTCGAGAATTGATTACGTGCCCAACTTTCATAGTTGTCTACGCCTATGTTTGCTTCTATATAATTAGCTAATTCAACAGGAGACATTGCATTAAATCTATCTAGCTCTTGCCTTCTAATCGTATCAGCATTTAATGGGGCTAAAATGTCTTGTTGTATTTCATCAAATAAAAAGTCTTTTTGTACTTGCTCTTTTACAGAACCACGTATTCTATTTATTAAAGTTTCTCTGGTATCTATACCTGTAGGCTTAAAATCTTTTTCTAAGCCTTGCAATATTTCTATTAAGCTTTCTACATTGTCTGCTTCATTTATTCTTAAATTGTCTAAGCGTTGTTGTGTTTCTAAATCCACTTGTTCTGTAAACTCTTCTTCATTATAGGCAGTCGGGTCTATGGGTTTAGGCTGTATAATTTTTGATACCCCACCCACACCAAGTTGAACTCCCCCAGCTGTGCCACCACCTAGTAATCCTGCACCAAAAGCTTGTTTGGCTATTTGACCAGGAGCTCCTACACCTTCTTCTGTGCCTGCTCCAGATGCTACTTCTTGAATTATCTCTTGAACTGTTTCTGTACTAAGTTCGCTGACTGCAGCTTTAGTGGTAGATTTAACCAGTTCCCTATTAAGAACACCTACGTTTCTAACACCTATAGCATTTAACGAGCCAGATAATCCTGCACCAGCAGCCGCTGCTGTCCAATCTTGCCAAGTCGGTTCTTGTCCTTCTCTACCGTCTCTTCGTAACCTTTCTTGAACAATAGGGCCGAGTTGTTGTATTGCTTCAAACAAAGCTGGTCCTGCTAGTCCTCCCACCACTGCTCCAGGTGCTCCTCCTACTAACGCTCCTACACCAGCTCCTCCTACCCTGGTAGCTATTGAACCTACTAATTGGCCAGCTTGTTCTACTAATGCAAGACCAAAGTTGTTCCATTGATAACCATCGCCTTGTGTATTAATAAACTTAGCCGTAGAAGACTCGTAGTTTTCAGGCTCTTCAGTTATTTCTTTTAACCATGAACCAACGTCTTTAGCTCCTAATGTTTCTAAAGTAATACCAATGTTTTCTAGTGGTTGATCTACAGCGTATTGAAAAGCTTCCGCTATAGTGTTTTTGTTTTCTGCCTCTTGAGTTCTTGGAGTTTTGCTAGGAGACCTACCTAGTTCTTCTAGTAAAAGCCTAGTCTGCCTTTCTTCATAAGTTTCTTCTGGCGACATAACACTTTAATTTTTTGCTAATTCTGCTCTCCAACGTTTAACTATTGCTGCAAGAGCTTCTCCATCTGGAGTCGTTCCTGCATCTAATAAACGTTTGTAGTTCATATTAAAGAACTCTATAAACGTTTGATCCCCTGTTGGAGTTGATAGCGACTGTTGATAAATTGGACCAGAAGACTTAGGAGGAGCAATACCATCTAAAGCCAGCCTTCCAATAGCAGCATCAGACGCATCTTCACCATAGTCATCTTCGTATGTTTTTCTATACTCAGTTATTTTTTTCTCAATCTCTCTGTCATCGCCTAATACAATAGACTCAAGAACTTTTGCTGGTGTATTAATACCGCCTGATCTTGAAGTAAGTCTTTCTGCAGATATTTGGTCAGATAGTATCTTATCTCTGGCTTTTGCTTTACCTGCTCTTTGTGCTAATAATTTACCGATTAGCCCACCTGTGCCACCTTCTTTTGTTTTGTATTCAAAAGCAGCAGCGTCACCTAGCTCGTCTACTAAACCTTCTCGTTGTTGAAGAAGCTCGTCTAATCTAGTCGTGCCTCCTTGCTGTATAGCAGCAGCCTTTCTTTGTTGTTCTAAATTATAAACTATTTTCCTGCCGTCTTCGGTTAAACCCAACCATGCCTGTATCGTAAAAGGCAGTCCTAAATCATTTAATTGTTGTTGTGTGTTTATGGCTTCTAAATCTATAGGAACAGCTCCGCCTTCTTCCATACCAGGAGCTTCTGTAAATCTCATAAGATCATCAACAAACTCTGGAGTCATAAGCTTGTCTTCTGGATTATCCATTTCTACATTATGTTTTTTCTTCAGCTCGTCTAGTTGATTTGTGTACGTAATGTTCATGTTTGTTAAGTAGTCACGTAAATCAGGAGTAGCTCCTTTAGACAAGTAACCCATTATTTCGTCTTTAAACTTCTCCTTCAACATCATTACGTCTTGTTTGTAATCAGAAAATCCTTGGTCCTTCGTCACTTCTTTTTTAGCCTCAGGCTTATCTTCCATTTTAGGTGTTAGCATATCAGGGACATCTGGTTTAGTAATACTGGCCAGACTGTTTAGTGCATCGTTAACTTCGGCATCACCTTCTTCGAATAACTGTGGTTGAGGGACGACACCGCCTGTTTGCATACCAGGGTAAGGCACGTAACCACCTTGCACCATGGGTACAGGATCAAGGCCAGACATAATACCTTGCTCTCTATTAGAGAACATCTTTCTTTTCTTCCACTGCTCGTGCATTACGCTAATCCCAATAAACTTAAAATGCCAAAGGCATCTTTATCGCTAGGCTGTGTTCCAAATCTGCTAGTAGATCTAGTAGTAGGTAACAGTCCTAATGCAGCTCGTAAATTGTCTAATCTTTTTTGAGGCTCTGCAGCAAGTCTATTAGCTGCATCAAATTCAGCTCCGTACATTTTATCTTGTATGCCTTGCGCTGTAGCACCTAATCCTTCCATTGTTTTAATTTGATTTATTAAATTACTTTGTCCAGTCGTTCCAAGATTAGCAAAGTTAGTTCCTAAAGCACCAATTCCTCTGCCTAAATTACCGTACTGACTAGCAACATTAGTTAACCCTGAACCAAACTGTCCGAACTGTCCGCCTAAGTTTCCTAGCCCTGCTCCAAACTGTCCGTACCGTCCACCTAGTTGTCCTAGTCCTGAACCAAACTGACCAAGTTGTCCACCTAATCTTCCTAGACCTTGACCCGCTGCCATAGCAGCGTTTCTTGCGCCTTCAAAACCTTTTGAACGTATGCCGCCAACAGCTTCGGCAGCTCCTCTACCGTACGCTCTTTCTCTTTCTTGTTCCATGATTCTGCCACGAGAACCGCCAAAAGCACCTGAACTTACAGCAGACGTTCTGTTTGCCATGCTTCTTTTAGAATCCGCATCTTGTAAATCTCTTAACGTTTGCTGTACAACAGAGTCTTCATAAGGATTGTAAAAAGCACTAGCAGCACCTGGTCTAAAATAATTAGATGCTTCGCCAGTCATTTGTGTTCCTAGTCCATACAAACCTGCGCCTTGATCCACTAGACCCGCACCTCTTCCATACATGCCTGCGCCTTGATCTACTAAACCCGCACCTCTTCCATACATGCCTTGTGCCCCAGCAAGAGCTCCTTGTCCTTGACGCGTAACGTCTAGACCTTCTTGCATCATCTGTCCGCCTTGTTGTATAAATGGAGCAAAACCACCCAGACCGCCAGCTAATTGTCTGGCAAAAAGTTGCATAGGATCTAATCCTGCGTATTGTCGAACAGGAATAGGTGTAGGTGTTTTAGCTAAACCAAACGCAGATTCCAAGAACCCACGACGCATAGCTTCAGCAAACGGCTGTTCAAAACTTACACTTGTGCTTGGATCTAAATACGCTGCCATTATCCCATCCTCTCTGCTTGTTTCATTAAACTGTATAAGTTTCTAGCACCAATATTATCAGTAGCTTTTCTTGTCATTACAAACTCTCCTGGCTCTAGCCTTGCTAGTGTTATATCTCCAGGGCCTTCTCTTTTGCCTGCACCGTGTACGCCGCCGTGTTTCATTCCAGGAGGCGGTGCATTAGCGTAACCTACGCCTGGCATTAATGCAGGCTGTAAATTAAACACTCTGTAATCAGGCATACTACCAATACCTTGACCGCCTGCTGCAAACGCTTGTTGTCCTACAGGAACAATATCTGATGGACCTTCATCTTTTTTAGATAGGTAGTTTGCTAGTAATAGTTTAACTAAAGGACTACTTAAAAGTCCTCCGCCTTCATCGCCTCCGCCTAATAATCCGCCTAAAATTCCTGTTATTCCACCGCTTGTGTTTCCGCCTCCTTCTTTTTGAGAAGCTTTACCAAAAATTATTTGTTCTAAAAGACCTTGTTCGTCATCTGTTCCTAAAAAAGTGTCTTTTAAATACGGTCCTATACCTAATCCAAAAATACCTTTGTATTCTTCAGGAGAATACGTTCCTTCTGGATCAACAGTATTAATTCCTCCCCCTGTTAAAATATCGTACATAAATTCAGGATCTGATTCGTATAAATATGCAAAAGGATCATCTGCATCATATCCTATAGGATTTATAGTGCTGTAAACAGAGTCTGGATCATCTTGTAAAGCATTGTAAAGATCAGCAAAATCTGAGTCTGAATTTAATAAATCAGCAAAAGCAGATTCGGAACTAGAAGTGTCTACATTAGAAGAACCGCTTTCTGTAGGACTAGCTTCATCACTTCCAAAAATAAAGTCTCCTACTCCTGATGTGTAAGGATTGCTCCCTAACAATGTTTCTAATCCTTTTAAAAATAAGCTCATAATTCTCTCTATATTATATTTTTTTCTATTCGTTGTCTTGTTTGTTAGAAGCCCCAAAATAAAACGATATGATAGCACTTGCTAAGCCACCAAGGTAGCCTAATACAAGGTTTATCAACGCTTCTGAGTTTTGTTCTGGGGGCTGGATAGTAACTAAAAATATGTAGCCCATAAACCCACCTACAACAAAGATGCCTATGATTCTAGCTGTCCAATCTTTACTAAACTTCCCTCTCGCATCTTGTACATCTGCAGTCTCCAATGCAAATAGATCTATGTCCAGCTTTTTCATCTGGACTTCAAAATCTGTCTCTACTTTTTTTAACTGAGCTAATTGCTCAGGAGTGGCTGACTCCATGGCCTTCTGTATTTTCTTTGGCTCAGGATCACATCCTAATACCTCAGAAAGCATGTTTGCGGCCATGCCGCCCATAGGGCCACCTAATGCAGTTCCTAAAGTAGGAGCTACTGTTCCTACAAGACTTTTTAATATTCCTAGTTTCATTAACACTTCCACCTTCTGCGCGCTTGCCTAATCCTTGAATTAGGATCGTTTCTAGTTTTAGCAGAGCTTCTCTTTAATTGACCTAATGATCTTGCGCAATAAGATTTACGTCTTTTAGCTGCTTTGCTACCTTTTTTAACCTTACCTGTCACAGCTGTTTTCAGCTTAGAACCAGGGTTAGCTTTCCTGTAAGCACGTACGCCTTTCTTAGTCATACCCGCACCTTTCTTGGTAGGACGGTAGTTACCGCCTTTACCAGTAGTTTTGCGTATTGGTTTAGCTTTTTTTCGTGCCACGTCTTCTTCTCTTAGTTGTTGTTCTTTTCTTAGCTGCAGGTTTTTTCTTTACTATAGTACGGACATTAGTAGGTTTACCTCCTGGATTACCCGCTGCTCTTTTTCTTTTTACTGCACTCTTTCTTTGCCCTGCTGTCATGCTTTTAGCTTTAGATCTCGGTACACATTTAGGATACTTACGCTTACTGCCTTTAGCAGACTTTCTACCACATGCTTGGAACTTACCTTTTTTCTTAGGTGCACCTATGTCCACCCAATCACCTTTAGGTCCTTTTCCAAACCATGCGGTTAGTCCGCCTTTAGGCTTAGCCATTATGCGTACTTACCTCCACGCTTTTTGTACGTACGCACTAACCAGCCATTAGCATACGCAGAAGGATAGACCTCAAACTTCTTTTTAGCCTCAGCTTTTACTCTTGAATACAAGGCTGGGTTAGTAGGTTTAGCCCCACCTTTCTTTTTTGTAGGTTTTCTTTTCTTCGCTGGTTTTTTTCTAGGAGCCATTATTTTTTCTTCCTTCTTCTAAGTTTTTTAAAGTCTGCTCCTGTAATCTTGTTACGGGGCTTAGCTACTTTAGCTATCTTCTTTTGTTTAGGTGACAGTTTCTTTGCCATTATTTTCTCCTTTTTGCAGTTCTAGCTGCTCTTTTAAAATCACTAGCCTTAGGCGCACCTTTGGCTCCTTTCTTTCTCATTTTTCGTCCTGACGCTCTTTTTTTATGTATATTTCTATATAAACTCATTAAGGTCTCCTCAGTTTCTTTTTATAGTTTGACACATTTTTTACTTTCTTTTTAGTTCTTTTAGCCATTCAACATCTTTTCCCTAAGCCTTACAGCTCGGTCTCCAACCTGAGTTGCCCACTTGCTGTCCATCATTTCTGCAGCTGCTGTTTCCCAATCTTCATCTTTTGCTGCGGCTAAAAACTTTTTAAATTTACTAAGTCTAGGGTAGCCTAAGTTGAAGCACATATTGGCCAATACACGTTGCCTTGTATCGTTTAAGCCGCGCCACCATTGTAAATTCTTATCTAGTTCTTTGCACACGATGTCCACGTCTGCATTCAAACAATCTTTAACTCTTTGTTCTGACACAGGTGTTCCTAAAGGTTGTCCGTGTTCTTCGTCTTTTTCTGTAATTAAATGGCCTACACCAAATGTAGCGTATCCAAGATGATCATTATAAATTTCATGAATAATACCCTCATCTAACATAAGCTCTTCTAATAACTTAACTCTATCCATCATATTGTTATTGTTGTTGCCCCACCTGTTGACACTGTAATTTTGCCTAAAGAAGCAACGCCTTCTACGCCGAACTGTTCTCTTTCGTACAGTATTATCCATTCTTCACCATTCCATAGTTGTAGTTCTTTTGTAGACAAGTTCCATATAATATCGCCTTGTTCAAATTTGTTTTCGTTGCGTTGTGTTTCGTTAAAAGCAGGAGTAGCACCTACATCTACTTTACCTAAACTCAACTCTAAAACTCTAACTAATCTGTTAAATGTTTCAGGAGATATTTCTCCCATGGCTATTGGTAATTTTGTTTCTAGTATTTTAGCCATTACCTTCTGCCATTTGGTTTTAAATCCATCCTTGTAGTACCTACTCTAAATCCTACGCCTAATCTAGCTCCTAAGGAATTATCATCATCAGATTCTATTCTAAGAGCAGCTTGTCTTGCTCTTAGCCTTGTATCTATCTTTGTTGTAGTTGCAGTGCATGTGTTTGTTGAATCCGTAGCCAAGCTTTCTCCTGGAAAGTTTCTTTGTTTTAAAACGAAGTTAATCGTCTGATCAGAGCCTCCATTTCCTGTAAATTTAACATCAGGGATGATCCTGCTTATTGACTGAAACTGTTCTCCACTTCCTAATGCAAAGTCACTAGATTCTATAAACACGTTATCCATAGGAGACCCATCGTCATCGTTGCCCGTCTCATGATTATACAGATAGCCTGTACCCGAAGGTTCAGTGTAGGTCGCCATTGGATTATTAAAAATGCCCTCGTCTATCCAAGAACTTCTAGTCATTTCTCCTATAGTCCAAGTGCCTTCTCCATAATTATATACAACGTATTTATCTATACTCGTAGCATCTTCTGAACAGTAATACCAACCTACTTCATCGAATTCTTTGTTTAAGAATCCAAATACTTGGAAAGCTTGTCCTTCATTTAAGTCACTAAATACATAGTTTTGAACGCTACATGGAATATCTTGTACTGTTCCGTTATAGGTATAAAAACCTTTTTTATCCATCCAAAAGATACCTTTAGGACTGTTTACTGCGGCATTTGGTCCAATAAGGCCTACACCTTCGTTTATTAGATTGACTCCAAAAGTAAAAGGCTGACCAACAAAAGTTAATGAATAAAGAGAAGTATCTGTCCAGACTAATGTTTCTTGCCTAGCTCTGACTGCTCCTACGATAGAAGATCCTGCGGAAAGCCTTAATGACCCTGCAGTGTTATTAGGTAGGGGCTCCCACTGCGTTACGTTTTCTTGGTCGCTCCAAGCTATTAATAAAGGATCAGAAGCACTGGTTCTTAAATTATCAGCGTTAAGTGGATCAGCTCCAAAACAAAGAACGTGTCTGTCTATGTCACTTACTAATACTTGTAAGGCAACAGTTGGAGCTTTATTTGAACCGCTTAAAGCTGTCAGCGCAACTGCTCTTTGAGAAGTACCTGAACTTTCGTCCCAATAGAAGACACCTCCGCCTCTAGGATTCAGAACTAAGTCTTCACCAAAGTTATCATGCGACCATAATCGTAATTGACTAGACGCTGATATAGGGCTAACAGATCCAAAAGTTCCTGCACCCCAAGTTCCTGCACCCCAACCAGAACCTTCTACATACACATCCAGTCCTACGTTAATTTGATACGCTCCAACTACAGAACTACCTCCATTACCGCTGTCACTAGCGTTTGCTGTGACTGTAGCTCCTGATGTGTCTTTAGCCGTTATTGTGTATGTATTTGTTCCTGTGACGAACAGTATTTGGTATTCTTGGTTTAGTACAGCAGCAGTAACGTTTCCTCCTAAACTAGATGCTCCACTAAAAGTCACAAAATCATTAGTAGCTGCCCCGTGGCTTGCGTCGGTAACTGTTATTGTAGAGCTGCCGTTAGTTGCTGCAAAAGTTACGTCACCAGCAGAAGTTGTTGTTCTAAGAGGAGTAATATCATTAAAATTATCCCCTTGTTTAATGTAATATTTTAAAGTTGTTCCTACACCTAAGTATCTAGTAAGTTCTAGATCAACCCAAGCATGTAGCCCTCTGGCTGTACCTACAAAAGTATTTAAAGTAGCTTTAGCCCACCCTCCAATTTTTTCTGGAAGTCCTTTACGAAATCGAACGAGATTAGCGTCAAACCATCCACCGTCATTAGAATAGTCTGTTCCCTCTCGATTTATTCCTGGTCGAAATATAAATTTCTCTAATGCCATCTTTCATTTATATTAATTTGTCTATACCTAAAGACGCTGCAGTCAAGCCATATAAGCCCCACATAATGTACTCAAGTCTTCTAAACTTAGCAGAGCCTTCATCTAATCTTTTTTCTATATTTTCATAGCGAATAGCACATTCCTTTTCGTGTGTGCTAATTTGATGTATTGCGTCTTTAGTTGTAGCCATTATTTTTTCTTTTTAGGCCTACCTCTTTTTTTCTTTTTAACTTTTACAGTAGTGTAAGCTTCATTAACGTTTGGTGTGGTTTTATCGTCTGCTACAAATTGACCTTCGTCAGTTCTAGCCCTTACAGTTTTTTCTTCTATGCGTCTAATTTTGTTCCAAAGATTCTTCAACCACTTCATCTTCTTTCTCCTGGTTAGGTTCTTCAACAACTTCTAAAGTGCTTTGATAAGCTACTAATGCAGTTACTCTTATATCTAATTGATATTGTATGTTTGCTAGTTGCTCTTGAAGACTTTGTATTTCTTGTTGCAAAGTTTCTGTATAAGCTATTCTTTTCTGTAGTTGAGGATCTACAGGCTGTTCTGTAGCCTCTTGTTCTATTGAGTTAGTTTCTTCCATTATGAATTAGCTGCTATATAAGCTTTACCAGTTGTTACTCCACCACTACAAGTAGTTTTTTTACTTGAAGATGAACCTTTTACGTTAGGTGTGTCATCATCTGAATCAACAGGTTCGTAAAGCAAGATAGTTTCTAAGTGGTCAACATTACGTTGTACTACTGCATTTATCTCGGCTTGAGTCCAAGTTGTATCAGCGTCTGCTGAACCTTCAACATGAATTGATTTCTTACCATTCGTATTTATGTCGTTGATAACTGTTACGCTATCTTCTGCTGCTGTTAAACATTCTGCTACTGTTTGAGCCATATTATTCTCCGTTTAATTTACTTTCTAATTCTTCGACTTTTGCCGAAAGTTCTTGTACTGCTTTAACCATAATTGGAAGTAAAGCTGTTTCACCAACTCTTTGTCTACCATCGGTTTCATCTTCAGTCCACATATCAAAGCCATCTTTAAAATTATATTTATCTATAGCTTCTTTTACTTCTTGAGCTATAAACCCATGATGTGAGCCTCCACCCATAACTCGTTCTTCAGAATCAGCTACATGAGCTCTTAATTCGTTTGGAACATCTTTTTCTTTTTTCCATTTAAAAGTAACAGGTCTTAATTCATTTATAAAAGACAGTCCAATTTTTTCATCTTCTATGTTTTCTTTAAGTCGTACATCAGAAGGATTACTCCAACTTGTAGAATTTAATGCACAAGATAAATCTGTTGCAGCATATCCAAAAGTAACAGTAGAATTACCTTGACCTTCTGCGTTATATCCAAAAACTAACTGACTAACTGCACTCGCAGAATTAGCATGAGCATACGCACCTATACAAGTATTGTCACTTCCTGTTGTAATGGATGTAGAATAATGTCCCGCTTGGTAGCCCATAAATGTATTAGTACTTCCTGTACTAACATTGTTTCCCGCATAAGTACCTGCAACTGTGTTATATCCTCCTGTGCAATTTGTTAAAGCATCTGCACCGAGAGCTACGTTATATCCATTAGTTGTAACTGCATCCAAAGCACCTGCACCCAATGCTGTGTTTAAAGTACCTGTAGTGTTTCCTGCTAAAGCTGCATGTCCAACAGCAGTATTAAATGCTCCTGTTGTACTATTTGATAAAGCAGTATATCCAATACCTATATTGTAACTTGCTGTTGTGTTTGCATCTAAAGCATAAGGACCTATAGCAACATTAGCTGCACCAGTGGTGTTTGTTACTAAAGAATGATAACCAACAGCAGTATTATCGCTTGCTGTTGTATTATTATTTAAAGCAAAAGTACCTATAGCAACATTTGTTCCGCCTGTAGTACATTCCGTAAGAGCATCTTTACCTATAGCAGTATTTCTGATACCTGTTGTACAGGCATCTAGTGCTGATTGTCCTATCGCTATGTTTGAGTGCCCTGTGGTATTAGCAGCTAATGCTGCAAGACCTACCGCAACATTATTATCGCCTGTAGTAGTGGCTGTCAGAGCGTTTACACCTACTGCTGTATTATTTGCTCCTGTGGTGGCTAAGTTTAACGCTGCATAACCAACAGCTACATTTTGACTAGATGTTGTTAGTGTCTGTAAAGCATAGTTACCTACTGCGGTGTTGTAGCCTCCTGTGGTTACATCATTTAAAGCATTAAAACCTAATCCAGTATTATGAACTCCTGTGGTATTAGCAGTTAGAGCAGCAGTTCCAAGTGCAGTATTGTTAGTTCCTGTGGTGTTGGCAGCTAAAGCATTTGAACCTACAGCAGTGTTTGCAGAACCTGTTGTATTAGCGTACAAAGTACTATAACCAATTGCTGTAATATTTGCAGCTGTGGTGTTAGCGCGTAAAGTTGCTTTTCCTACAGCAGTATTATTTGCTCCTGTAGTATTAGACAACATAGATTCATACCCAATAGAAACACTATCACTCGCTGTAGTATTAGCGTTCATACTTGAAGAACCAATAGCAACATTACGTGCGCCTGTCGTATTTGTATAAAAAGCAGCTCTGCCCACAACTGTGTTTGAATCGCCTGTTGTGTTACTAACAGCAGCATATTCTCCTACTGCTATGTTAGCAGAACCCGTAGTGGTAGCAGAAAGTGCACCATATCCAAGACCTGTATTGCCATCTGCTGTGGTAGCTGCGTCTAAAGCTAGAGCACCTAATGCTGTGTTTCTTGTTCCTGTGGTATTTAAAATTAAGGCAGCAGTACCAACAGCAGTATTATAATTAGCAGTTGTATTAGCCCCTAAAGCTTCACTTCCTACTGCTGTGTTAGCTGCTCCCGTAGTATTAGCATCTAAAGCTTGATAACCTATACCAACATTTTCTGTTCCTGTGGTGTTCGTTGTTAATGCTGACTTACCTAATGCTGCTCCTCTGTTTCCTGTAGTGTTCGCTCCAAGTGCTGCTTCACCTACTGCTGTATTGTTATCTGCAGTAGTGTTTGCATCTAAAGCCTCTTTACCAACTGCAACATTATTAGCTCCTGTGGTGTTGGCTGTTAAAGCATCCCTACCAACAGCAGTATTGCTAGATGCTGTGGTATTAGCAGCTAATGCATCTTTTCCTATAGCAGTATTATAATAGCCTGTAGTGTTTGCTGTTAAAGCGTGATAACCAACTGCTGTGTTCTCATCTGCTGTAGTGTTAGCATCTAAAGCCTGATAACCTACTGCAACATTATTAGCTCCAGTCGTATTTGCAATCATTGCAGAGTTACCTAAACCTGTGTTGTATGCTCCAGTTGTGTTTGCCATAAGAGCAGCCGAACCTACTCCTGTATTATTAGAAGCTGTGGTGTTAGCTATTGCAACATTTCTTACACCTGTAGTGTTATCATTCAAAGCTAAGTAACCTACTGCTGTGTTATCATCGCCAGTAGTCAAAGCTCCAAAGACATCAACACCTAAACCTGTATTGTAGTTAGCAGCATCTATAGTTCCTGTAGTCGTATCTCCAATCATTATAGAGCTTGTGCCAAATGCTTTACTGCTTATATCATTTATAGCACCAACACTTAAACTGGCAAAAGCGTCTGTTACTGCTGCTCCAGAGCCAGCACCATCTAGGTAAACTGCTTTTACATTTCCAGGAGGTATTGTTACGTTAGCTCCAGAACCTTGCGAAATGATAATGTTTTGAGAACCACTTGTTCCGTTCTCTATAAATTGCATCCTACTTATAGTGTTTGGTGCAATCGTAATCGTACAAGCCGAGTCTAGTGTACCTGTGTATTTAAGATACATAGCTCTACCAGGATCCGTAGCACCATCAGCCACCGTGGTCGTGTGTGTATCAGCGTTAGTGGTTATTGCTTCTGTGCCAAAGCCTAAAGCTTCACCGATCAACTCTAGGTTAGTGTTTGTTACCGTTCCCCAAGTTCCTGACGCATCACCAGTCGCCATTTCGTTGAGTCTAAGATCATTTACGTATGTGCTTGCCATAATTTATATCTCCGCTTTGATTATATTACCTTTTCTTTGCATAGTTAAGCAACTTCTTCCCATGCTGGATTTTGCGCATCTGACACTGAACTCCAGGTTGGATCTTGTGTATCTGTCACGCCTGTCCAAGTTGGATCTTGTGCATCATCAACTAAGCCCCAAACAAGTAATTGATTTACGCTTCCTACGGCCTCTACTCCCGTAAGAACTACAATTCCTACTCCTGTGGCAGTTAAAGTACCGACTGTGCCTGTCCCTGCAACTCCCGTAATACTTACATTATTTACAGTAAGAATAGTTAGGCTTGAGACTGCTCCTGTGGCAGACACGCCTGTTGGAGATACATTAGCATCACAAATTACAGTTTCGTCGCCTAAAGATATTGTAGAAGCTGTGCCTGAAACACCTGTTAAAGCAGCTCCAGCAGTAGCTACATTACCTAGTGCTGTTGTGCCAACTACGCCTGTTTCTGAAACATTTGCATCAGCTGTTGTAGTTACCGATCCTAGTAAACCTGTGCCAGCTAACCCTGTTAAAGAGGCCTCTCCTTGACCAGAGGCAGATACGCCTCCTAATGAAGTAGTAGCAGCTAAGCCTGTTACAGCTACATCGCCACCAGCAGAAACAGCTACAGAGCCTAACGCAGTGGTTCCTGCTAAGCCTGTTTCGGTTACAGTTGCAGCACCCGTGGCTGTAAGAGAGCCAATCGAAGCTGTGCAAGTAACACCTGTTTCTGTTACGTTTGCGTCACAAGATACTGTTTCTGCACCTAACGCAGAAGTCCCTGCAACACCTGTAAGGTTTACAGTTACATTAACTATAGCGGGCTGACCCCAGGGACCCTGCCCCCAGCCAGCTCGACCCCAACCTGCCATTTAGAGGTTACGCTATTCTTATTACTGCGTTACTTGCGTCTGCTGCTGGGAATTGGATAGTAAAGCTTCCCGCAGTTGATGTCTTGTCTCCACCAAAATCAAACACCGCAACAGCTGGATCACCTGAAGCAGAGTCGTTGTAGATCATACAACCTCTTGCTGTGACTGTAGCTGTTCCAAATGTTAGATCATTAAAATCTGTAAACGCAGTGGTTCCAGAAGATGTTGGATTGACATTTGTTAACGCTGCTCCACCTGATGTGTAGTTTGTTCCACTAGCTTGATTAGTCGTAGTAAACGCTGTAGTAGCCGCACTCATGGTTGCAGAGCTTGTGTATAACGCTAGCTTAAAAGTGTTGCCACCCGAAGCTTTAAAATTGTGAACACCCTCTAAAAGTTCTTTTTTAAAAGAAGTGCACATTGCTTGTGTTATCGCCATTATAATCTCCTAATAATATTTGCTAGGTCTTGTTGACCTTGTTTTTCTAATTCATTACATATTGTACAAACATGGTTTTTGACAGCCTCATTCATATAATAAATAATAATTTGTTTGCATGCTTCTTTAAAAACATGTGCTTGATCCCTTATGGGTGCAGGGGCAGAATCGCTTATGGAAACTAATCTGTCAGTTGCCATTTGTGCGACTTCTTCTACAGTATGCCCTCTGTGGTTAGTAGTAACAACCCCAAGGTTGCCAACTTCTGTATCAGAATTTATCGAAAACATTAATACTCCTTTGGTTCAGGTGGTAAATCATTTCTATCAATCATTTGTGGTTCAGGTTGGTCTATCTGCTCTACCTCTGACCATTTACAAGTTTTTATTGTACCTTCTTTTTGATAAGTTACGATAGGATCTTTTAATCTATGGTATCCGTAAAGTTTTTCTTTTATATCTACATTAGTCTCTAATAGGTTTGACCTAGGGGCTACAGAAACATTTATTCCATTTTCCATACATTTAGCTAACCAAAACTCACAACAAGCTTTTCCAGATTCTGCAAAGTGCATATTAGTTTTATAAGTAAAATCTACGCCAAAAACCGTTAAATGACTAACTTTACTCCATAAAGCAAAAGCGATTGCATAAGCTACAGTGTTGTTAAAATAAGCACAGCTTAAATCGGCTACTAGAGGATCTAATGGATACTTTTCAGCAGCAGGCACTCTTTGGTCAAGTTCACAAGTATAAATAGGATATTTGACTGTAGGCAGATATTTGCGCATCATAGAAGTCATGCTTCCTGCATCTTCCGTATCAAGAAACCTCGACATGGGGTCTAATATAAAAGCTCTGTCGATTTCTGGTAAAACACCTATCATAGCATTTATAGCCCATATCTCATCAAAATATAAACTATGTGTTCTTGATAAATGGTAATCTAGTTGACTTTGCCCCATAGCTATTAATGCTACGTTTTTATCTTTTAATTCAGGCAGAGGTTCTTTTAACATTTTTACTGCGGAGGTAATCTGAGATTATCGTATCTTGCTCCGTCTCTTTCCTCTTTAGATTCACCTAATAGTTTTAATCTTTGTAAACCCTCTTGATATTTTATGTCATATGTTTGTATATCTGAGGGAGGTAGTTTCATAAAAATAGCAGCTTCAACTAAACACCCGTATAGTAAAACATTAGAAGCATTCGTAGAAAGCCACGTACTTCCCGTTCCGCCTGCATCTACTAATGAAGAAGGTCTGTAAAAATAATGTAATTCAAAAGTTAAATCTGTTTGCGGGGTAGGAGCTAGTATAAAAGTGTTGTCGTCGAAAATTGCATAAAATAAAGGTAGATCAGTTTCGGCTCCTTCAAGGGTATTAGCTTGTCCTCCCATTCCTGAATGATTAGTGCAGTAGTAGTGTAAGGTAGGGGCTCCTCTAGCCACAACTATCTGTGTATATGCTCCCGCACTCCCTGGAGTTCCAACGGTTGTTACTCCTGTAGTGTACTCTGTACCACCTGCCCATGTTCCGTTACCTGTTGTAGAGAAACGTAACGGATGATTCAAGTTAGTGCTATCTGACTGGTCAAACCTATACGTTTGTCCCTCTATCAAATTTAATGTAGGGCTATTTTCTCCGTCTATGTAGTATTTATTACCAGAGCCGTATGTATTTTCTCCGCTAGCGACAGTAACTGTAAAGTTTGTGTAAGTTTCTGCAGGAGTATAGTCTCTTATCCAAGATGTGTGTTTTAACAATAGATAGCTATAATTTTTACTAGAATCGATAACAGCTAAACTGAAGGGGGATAGGAAATCTGTTGGTGTAGCTAAATATGTATTCCCAGAGGAAGCCGTTCCTGTTACGTTTTTTCTAAATACAGAAAGCTCTACTGATTTTAATATTTTTTCTTCAGCCTGCTGTATAAAAGTCGGGATAGTATTCGTGAAGGTAGTTTCGGTATTATCCATATAGTTTTGAATAGCCGAAGTAAGTTCATTGTAGGTAAATCCTGCCATTTTAGGTGTTTATCTGTCCTCCCATTCCAGAATGATTAGCACAATAATAATAAAGTGTAGGCGCACCAGAGGCTACTGTAATCTGGGTGTATGCTCCAGAACTTCCAGGTGTTCCATTTGTTGTTACTCCAGTTGTGTATGCTGATCCTCCGCCGTGCGTTCCGTCTGATGTAGTAGATATTCTCAACGGATGGTTGCTGTTGCTGCTATCAGATTGATCAAACCTGTATGTTTGCCCCTCTGTTAAATTTAATGTTGCTGCTCTAGATCCATCGATATAAAAATAATTTGATCCAGAATAACTAGCCACTGTGACTGTGTAGCTAGTAAGAGAAGAAGCTCCCGTCACGGTTAAAGAACCTACACTTCCTGTGCCAGCTAATCCTGTTGGTGTTGCTATGTCGTCTGATACAGAAGTCGTAAGCGAATCGACACTACCCGTGCTTGCAACCCCTGATAACTCTGATGTAGCGTCAGGAGACACTGGTTCATTTACGCTAATGTCTAAAGTTCCTAAAGCGGTTTGCCCTATGCTTCCAGAAAACGCACTACCAATATTTGGATCGTCTCTGAACCTCATCATATTTGTGCCTTTTGTAGCTATTACTGTGTCAGATGGATTACGGGTAGTGACTCGACCTAATTGCGCTTGGGGTAGCGGGACATCAGGTCGAGCTTGCCATAAAGCCTCGGCATCGTTCGGAGGATGTACTGGGTCTAATTGTGGGTGTTTTGGTTCGTAGCACTCAGGACACACTCTCGTGTGATCCCATTCTGTACGCATATCTAAGTATCTATAACGGAACCCACATCTATCACATATCGAATATGCATATTTGCCTGCTGCGTATGCCATTAAATTCTTCCACTCCTCGAAGGTACTAAATGAACTGAAGATCTATCCTCATCGTATTTAATAGCGTTTTCTAAATTTTGTTCGTATAAGGGCTGTATAACTGATAGTTTTTGTGTATTCTTTTTTAAACATAGATAGTAAGCTAAACCTGATACTAAACAAGGCATAAACCTACTAGGAATATCTAAATCATTTATTGAAGCCGTAGCATCTTGGATTCTTTGCCAAGAATAGTAAATGAGTTTATCGGTAGAATTCTCTGGTGTGGGATAAAGGTGTATAACAGGAGTTATTAGTCTTTCAAACCAAAACTGTGTTGGTCGTCCTGTTGTAGTTTTGACTGGTATATTTATATATTCATTACGATCTATTCTACTTAAAGAAAAATCTGTAGTAGTTCCGTTAACAGAACGTTCAATATATGCGTCTAATATATCTATATCAAACTGATTAAGAGTGTATGTTTCATCACCTTGTGTGAGAGTTTGCTCAACTTTGGTGACTTCCCACATCTGTATACCTCTATTAGACCAATCAGCGAATAGAAGATTTAGAGAGCGTCTTGCAGTAACAGCATCATATGACGTGCGGGCTTCTAAACCCGCAAGTTCATATGCGTCCTCTATTGCGGTCGCTACATCTAAATTAAATGTACGAGTGCCTGATGTTGCCATATTAGTTGTAATACGCTATAAAAAAGTCGCAATTAGCTAATACAACATGCGCTCCTGTACCAAATTTAACTCCATCGTTAGGCAAGTAATGATCAAAATACTCATTAGCTGCTGAACCAAATTTAAACTCAATCAAAAGTTTTGTACCGCTAGCACTTGTTCCATCGTAGATTTTTATTGAGGCGTCTGCGTCACTTGACTGAGCTTGAACAGATTGTATTCTTATTGGTCCTAAATTAGTTGCAGTTCCTGCCCCTGTCCCAATAAAACCTTGTAACTGTCCAGTAGCTGTTAGTGCCTTAGAGCCTTTTACATCTGATGATGCCATTCTATTCTCCTAAATTAATATTAAGCGTCAGCGAATGGTGTTACTAAAGTTCCTGAACCTAGTGTAATACCTTCAACTGCATACTTAGCAGAAGCCATAGCAGTAACTCTAATAATACTACCAGCTAATCCGCCTTTAGTAGAACCGTTTAAGGTTATAACGTCATTGCTTGCGCCTGATATAAATGTTTTACCTGTAGCGTTATTTACACCTGTGTAAAGTCCACCTACAAACTTATCAGTTCCATCGGTTAAAATATCCATATCAGTTGCAGCAGTTTCCACTACGAAGAAGAAACTAGCTCCTAAATTATTTAATTGATTAGGATCGTCATCTCTTCCTGGTGCTGTAGCAACAATACTTGGTAAAGTAAATTTACCGTCTGCGTCGTTACAAGTAAGAACTTTACCTGCGTGAGACGCTACTGTAAGTGTAGTATCTGCTGTTAAGCTTACTACCGTTGCGTTACCTGCTGAAATAAAACCAGCTAATGATTTTACTGGTCCTGAAAAAGTTGATTTTGCCATAATTAAGTCTCCTTAATACTCTATCGTCTTGGCGAGTCTGCTAGGTCAGTCGATAGATTGTTTGTTTCTCCCTAGATCTTTTGTCATTCTATATTATAAATTTTAAAAAAGAAAGGGAAGCCGAAGCCTCCCTTTCTAATAACAAAGAAGTTATTTACGCTCCTGGTGAACCAAAGATTCCTCTCCAGTCACTAAATCCAAAGCTATAACGCTCTCTAGCCTTATATCTTACATTACCAGTTTCGAAGTCACCTTCCATGCTGGTTGATACAGGTGTTCTAACGAAATGCTTTAAGCCATTAGGTACGTCTGTTTTGATGAAGAACGCATCAGTATCTGTTAGATAATGATTGACTGCGTAGCCTCCAGAAACCATACCCATGTTTCTTATTGCATTTATGTCGTTATCAGAGGTGTTAACTCTTCCTGGACTTTCCATGAGTCTATCAGCTGTAAATTGTAGCGCAGGTGGAATAATCAACTTAGTCGCCTGTGCGTTAATTTTTAGACCTCTTTCATCTTGAAAAGCAGCGATATCTATCAATGCTTGTTCTAAAGATGTTTCATTAAGGTCAGCGGCTGTAGCCAACTCATTTCTTTGATCAATGTTTGCAACAGTTGGGTGATCAGTTGCACAAAGTTCTTTACCGTCACCTCCAGGAAAACTGGAGTTGAAAGCATTATTAAGAACATTGGCTGCTTTTACCTGTTTTGTTGTAGACATTGAACGAGCTAAAGCTCTTGTATACCTTGAGGAAAGAGTATCATAAAGATTATCTTCTATAGCTTCTTCAGTTAAAGCAAAAGCTAATGCAACAGTTTCGTGTGAATACCTTGCTGTAAAAGCCTCTTGCGCTGTGTCGTAAACAACTGCAGCACCTTCACCTTTAACAGAAGCTTCACCGAAGCCTGTTAACATAACTTCTTCTTCAAAAGCTCTCTCTGAAGTTTCAGTATCGAAGATTTCTTCATGTTCGTTTTCATAACGATCATACTCTAAACCAAAAAGTGCGTGTAGTCCAGGAGTCAACTCTTTGACTAATTGTGCTCTATTAATTGCCATTATTTATTCTCCTAAATTAGACCGCAAATGTATTGGTCGGGAATGTGAAGTAAGCTCTAGCATTAGCACCTATCGAATTACTCGGAGCTAAATTAAAACCTACGCATAACGCTACACCAGAAGAAGTAGTTGCAGTAACACCTTCTTTTGATCTACCATTGACAGTGCTGCCAGCAGTAGTTGAAAGAGTGTACTTACTTCCGATAAAACTTACTGCAGGAGTTCCCGCTGTAAATTGAGCTTCGTAAACGATTCCAGGATCGCTATAAACCAAAGCCTCGGCATCCGCACTTCCTTGAGTAGCAGTTGAGCCAGTCCATACTTTAGAAAAAGTAGGCTCGCCATCGGTCGCTGTGAAAAACACACCATAAAAAACACCTACAGGAGTGTCAGTAGCCCCCGCTTGTTGTACATAACCACTGGATAATGTAACTACGTCTCCACTAAAAATTGAAGTACCGTAGCCACTAGCGATTCTCATACGAGCAGGTCTAATAACTCCTCCATATAAATGGTAAGCTGGCGTGAAACCATTTGGGGCATCTGTATTTGCCATATTATATACCTCTATATAAAATTATTATTAATCAGACGACTTATCAGGTCGACTTCCAAATTGAACCTTAGATGATCTTTGGATATCGCTATCTTTTAAGGGCATCTTCGGATCGCTTTCTCGCAAATAGTTATGATCTACGCCATTGAGTTGATCACTTGTCTGTTGTCTAAAGTAATCGTTTCTTTCCTCTTTGGTTTCGTTCGGAACTTTTGCTAATATCAAACCACCAACCCCTATTACACCGCTTCTGTTTCCGCCCTCTATAGTTGGAGCTTCGAAGTCAGGATAATCTTCTGCTCTCACAGGTTCATATCCCTCTCTAATACGTTTTGACATATTAGATTTATCATCTTGTCCCCTTACAGATTCACGGATCCATCGATGACTATAGCCATCAGGTGCTTTAGGTGCGTCTAACATAGACGGTGGTTGCCATGGTTTTCTGCGAGTTTGAGTTTCTCGAGTCTCTGCAGACCTGGAGTTTCTATTATTGTTATCTGTCATTTTTATACTCCTTGCTCAATATGTTTTGCATATTCTTCTAGTGGCACGTTAAGTCGTTTAGCTATCGCTACCTGACTTGGCGTGAGTTTTATTTTGCGCGCATTTTTCTTACCTGTGGCACCTCTGCTACTGGCAGCAACCTGTTGCGTGGGGGCAGATTGCTCTTCCGAAAACTTTTGAGGAAAGTATTCTCTTATTTTCGAGTCTACTCTATCATAATAAGTGTCGCTATGTGGGTCTACGCCTTCTTCTACTAACATTTTATGTATTCCAAAAGCAGCGTAGGTCATAGCTTCGTCTGTTCCAAACCATTCATTTCCAGCCTTATTAGCCCAAGCCTCAGCTTTTGGATCTGGTGGCGGAGTTGGTTGATTAAATTCAGGAACTTGTACTTCTTGCTCGTTAGAAGTTTGTCTTGCTTGTTGCTGCGCAGTAAGCCTTTTAAGGTTTTCAGCTTCCGCCGCACTCCTTGAAAGTAATTCTGTCGCACTAGCAATATCATCTACATTTCCTGTTTCTTGAGCCACTCTTAAATTGTTTTTGGCTCTTTCAAGATCCGATTGTATACGATTGTCGTATTCTTTGAAAAGAGAAGAATCAGAATTTTTTAATTTTTCTTTTAATTCTGAATTATCTTGATGAATGGTTTGTGCGTAATTTACTGCTTCATCTCTCTGTCTTTCAGCTTCTCTCATTTTATAAGTTAGTTTATCTATGCGTTTTTGTACGCTTTCACTAATCTTATCTAATTCTTCTTCCGCTGCTGCAGATTCTTCTACTACAGGTTCTTCTATCCCCATAGGTACTGAATCGTCTACGTCAGCTTCTCTTATATCCACCTCCCCTTCAGGAAGTTCTAATTCTATTTTTTGTGCTTCTTCTTGCATGGTATTCTCCACGTTTATGATAATATATCTTCAGGATTATTAATAACAGCTAGAATTTCGTCGTCGTTTAAAAGGCGCATATCGCCACCTTCGATTCTAAAACGAGCTCCAGCATATCTTCCGAATATAACCCAGTCCCCTTCTGTACACCAAGCTCCATCTGGAAACTTGTTTTCGTCTTTATAAGCGTCAGGTCCAAGCCTAACTACATAGCCAACCACAGTTGCTAATCGTTCTTTATCAACTGTTTGTTTTGCTAAATGTATTCCACTTTTTGTAACAGACGGCGTAGAAAAAGGAAGGATTAATATCCTATATCCTGTAGGGTGCGGTAATTTTTCCGTGTGCGAGTCTAATGTTTCAACAGTTAACCCAGCTTCCTGTTCTTCTACAGGTGGGGTACTGCCAAAATTATCTACTCGATTTGGAACAGTATCAGTCATCTATATCCTCCATATTAGATTGTACGGTTTGAATTTCCTGCTCCGCTATATTCAAACCAGCTATTTCTCCGACCACTCTTTGGTATTGTTCAAAATCTTGAACGCTACCAGTAGCCAACGTAAGCGAAAGATCATCTTTTCTCTTTCGTATTTTTTGGAGCAAGTGCTCCATTACTTTTACAAAATCCACTAATTATTTAATGTATTTATAGTAAAGTAATCCTTTAGTCTGACCATATCCAGCTTTCATCTGAGATTCTTCACCAGTAACTTTATCATCTTTGATAATAAGTTTACCAGCCTGTACCTCTTGTGTTTTAGAATCGTCTTGTACAGCAGGGTTTGCCATAGAAGAAGATTTAGACATCGACTTAGGTGCTGGGTAGTCATCGTTATTAAAATATTTATTCATAACTATTCCTCTCTAGTTGATTGTTTTACTGTTTGTACCAGTTCATTAAAATTCTTTTCTACTTCTCTCTCGTTTTTCATTTCAAGTTCTTGTAAGTCTATTGCAGTTTTAACTTCTTGCGCATCACGGTTTGCGTCTATACGTTCCATTTCTAGTTGTGCATTTATTTGAGCTTTTTGCATTTCTAATTCTGCTTTACGTTGTTCGCTCATTTCTTTTTGCATCAACTCATCACGTTCTTGTTGTAATTGCTGTTCGAACATTTCGCGTTGTGGATCGCTTTGTGCTATCGCTTGTGCCTGTGCCATCGCTTGTGCTTGACCTGTAACTTGTTGTGTTGCTGTAGCAGAAGCTACTGCTAATTCATTCATTAATTCAGGAGGCATAGGTTGGTCTAATGAAGGCAGTGTCTGTCCTAATGCTTGTTCTATTTGTATTCTATACAACATCGCTTGGTGCTCTTGAATATTAGCTCCAATAATCTGTAGTATTGCAGGGTTTTGTTGAGCCATGGGGTTTTGTAAAAACGCACTATGGGCGGCTATGTATGCTTCATGGTTTTGGAATTCATATGCCTTTATAGGCTGTCCAGTTATAGCGGCTTGTTGTTCACTAACGGGATCTCTTGGAGGAACTTCTTCTTCAGCGGGTAATATAGCATCTATATCTTTTACGTTTAAAGCTAAATACATTTTTCTATAAGCTTCGCGTAAATTATGTATATCAGGAGCGGCTTGTGCCATTTGTAATTGAGTTTGCGCTAAAACAATCCTTTGTGTCATACTAAAAATATTAGGATCACTAATAGGTATAACATCCACTGATCTATCAAAATCTGTTTGAAAAACATTAGATGAAGCTCCTTGTACAGAATACGGATATTCTGGAGGAAGCGTTTCGCTAAATACTCTTTTTAATATTTTAAATTCTTGACGCTGTGCGTAATGTAAACGTTTATGTATTGCAGACATAACACGTTGACCTTTTTCTAATAAAGCTACTGTTGTACCAACAGGTGCTTCTGAATTACCATCCCCTGTAGGTTGTTCAATAGTTGCAGCAAACTGCTTACCTGAATCTATTAACAAACTTAATAAATTAGTTAAAGTTGCACTTGGTTCTTTATAAGGTAATGGTAAAAATGAATCTGCTAATCTTCCTCCTGGAACATCAACATCTCTAAATTCTCCAGGTTGTAGTGGGTCATCATGTTTTTGAATATTTAACCCTCTGGCTTTAAAACCTGCTGGTAAATTAGAAAGTGTACCTGCGTCTATTAATTGCCTTAATATCGCTGTCACGGATCTGGTCAACCCGCCCATCATGTGAATTAAGCCGAATCCATAAAATCCTAATCCAGGCAAAAATTTAAAGTGGGTGAAGTGCTCTATCTTTTTGCGCATTGGATCATTAGGATCATAATTTGGGCGGATTGCCAGAATGTCATTGGTATCTTTACAAACTGTTACGATATACGGCAACGCTATACCCGTTTCTTCACCATTAGCGTCTTTATCTTCAAAACCTTCTATATCTAAATCGACATGTACCTCTAATAAAGTAAATTCTTCATTTTGTGCTGTCCTTGAAAGTCCTTCTAGTTCATCAAACTTATCATCAAGCTCTGTTCGATAAGATTCGGACGGTTCTGACATAACTTTATCTCTATAAAAGCCAGATATTTGTAATTTACGTAATTCATTTTCTGTCATATACATAACATGCGTAATTCTTGGCGCAGTTAGTAAATCTACAGCGTAATATGGAACAACAAGGTCTTCTGCTTTTATAAATCGTGAAGTTGCGCGTCCTAAAGACGGATCATAGTAAATTTTCTTAAATGCTGAACCTGATAATGGTAGATAAAATAATAATTGATCCATTTCTGGGTCGAATTCTTCCATTTTGTACGTTATTTGGTAATTCATGAAGTTTTTTACACGATTTGCTTTTTCTAATTTAGCATCGTTACTTACTCCAAGTACTTCTACGTCAACTGGTCCGCCAGCAGGCAGTAATTCTTTATAAGCTTGAGATTGAAACTGAGTTACGGCTTCAGAAAGTATAGGATGATGTACTCCCGACGCTCCTTCAAATGGTTCTGAACGTTCTTCGCCTCTAATTCCTAATAAATCTAATCCTTTACTAAATGTTGTATACCAATCGTCCCTAGAATTTAAATCGTCTTCGTAATATCCGATTAATTCTGAAGCAATTTCTTGTAAAGTTGATTCATCTAGTGCTTCTGCAATATTTTCGCCGAAAGCAATGTTGTTTTGTTGGTCAGGATCAAATCCTATAGTCGCTGAACCGTCCTGTGCTATAAATACTTCTGTATTTTGTGGATCCATCATAGAGGGCTGTTCGATTTCTATATCTAACTCGCCTTGCTCTATCGGAATTACCGAAAAAGGTTGTCTTTCTATAGCCATATATGCAAACTCTACTACTTATTTAATTAATAATAAACCCTTTGACGTCTTGGGTAATCATACTCGTCTTCGTAATCAGTTGAAAGACTTAAAAAACCACCCTCTCTAAACCTAGCTAAAGCTAAAGTTGTAGCATCTACTAAGTCGTCGTTTTCGCCACCAGGAAAATCAGAAACTTCTTCTATTAATTCTTCTCCCCAACGATTATCAGGCACCCAAATCCTGCCGTCTTGAAATATTGGGCTCACTGCATTAAGTCTTGCAATTTTATCTTGCCCTTTTCCTGGAGAAAATGTATTTACAGGTATACCTATCCTTCTTAATTCTTGTACTAAAGGTATACCCGACGCTTTTGATTCAATAATTACTGTATCTGGATCCCAATAATCATATAAACGTAACGCTTCATTTTTTAATTCAGGAAAATCGAACCGTTCTTTAATACAATCTAATAAAATTAAGTGCGCTTCGTCACCGTTATACCGTTCTTCACCTATTTGTCCTTCTGGATACCAAACTCCCCAAGTAGTTATGGCTGTAAAATCTGCTCTTTCTGATTTTAAAAAGGCTGTATCGTAACTTTGTATTAAATATTCGCACGCAGGTGGTTTATCTTCTTCCCAAATCTTAAACCAATCTTTAGGAATTATAGAAATACCTTCACCTGTTGGTCTCTGCATATATTGCGACGCCCATTTCGACGGGCTAACCGATGCTTTTATAGTTTTTAATTCTTCTAATGACCAAAAGTTTTCCCATAATGATTTACCACTAGGTAAAATTGCAGGAAACTCAATTAATTTCCATTGGTCTGCACCTTCGTCTTGCGCCATTTTCTTAATTAAACGACCCGTCAAATCTTTTTTAGACCAACGTGTCATTACTATTACGATTGCACCTCCAGGTTGTAGCCTTTGTCGAGGTCCCGACATAAACCATTCGTACGCCTCTTCTAATGCTTTATCCGACATAGCGTCTTGTTCGGAATGTGGATCGTCAATAATAAACAAATCAGCACCTCTACCTGCTAATGCACCTCCGATACCTGCCGCGTAATACTCTCCGCCTTGGCTTGTTAACCATTTACCCGCCGAACGGCTATCTGCTTTTAATTCTGTTTCAGGAAAAAGTTCTTTATATTCTTCGCCGTCGATTAAATCCCTAACTTTTCTACCAAAGTTAATTGCAAGGTCAGCGGTGTGTGTTGCTTCTATTATTTTTAATTTAGGATTTTTACCTAATAAATACGCAGGAAATAAATGAGAAGCAAATTCTGATTTCGTATGTCTAGGCGGCATATTTATTATTAGCCTTTTTAGCTTGCCTGATGCTATTTCATCAAAAGCCGCCGCCATTTGTTTATGGTGATTCCCATCGATAAACTCTGACCACATAGCGCGGACAAAATCCATAAAGGTGCTTGTTGATTTTTCTTGGAATTCTCGTTTTTCGAGTTCTTCTAATAAAACAGTAAATTCTTTTGCCTCTGCTTTATTAAGGTGGTCTAAGTTAATCCTTTTTAAAAGTTTTAACTTTTCTTTTTTGTCTTGCGACATATATTATTTTAAAGTTTTATTTAAAGCGTCAAGTTCGTCTTGTAATCTAAATAATCTATTCATATCGACCAGTTCGCCTTGACGTTGCATACTGTCCATTCTAAATAGGTCTTGTTGTATTCGGTCACGTCTACCTAATAAATCTTCTCTCATCCTAGGATTCATTCTATTACCTAATGAAGTAATCCCTGTATCTTTTAATTTTGTTAAATCAAGATTACCTTGCGTTGGTCGTTCGATGTTGACTGGTCCACGCGGTCCACGAACCACGTTTAACTGTGGTTTAGTTTGCGGCATGGGTGTCCTGCCTGCAACATCCGTACCAACTCTTGAACCTGAACGATTTCGTATTTGCATCAATTCAAACATCATTTTTTCATCTGCGTTTTTCTGACCTTTAATGTATTCGTTTATTTTTCGACTTGTTTCAGGAAGAAAAGGTTCTTTTTTCTTTGGAACTTGTTTCCCCATATCTTTACCAACAGCACCATACATTTTAGAAACTGCTCTAGTAATATCGTCTCCGCGGGTTACGAAATTTGCTAACCACTTTGGTCCTGTATAAGGTAATGTGGCAGTTGTGACCAACCCTGTTAATAATGCTGCATCATTTTTAATTAAGTCAGAAGTATCTACGTCTGTTCTACTTAATTTACGTTCTAACCGATTACCTTGTGAAAACTCTTTTTGTAAATCGGCTAAAAGTTCTGTTAATCGATCCATTATTTACCAACTTTTTTCATTGCAGTTTTATGCGCTGCCGAAAACGATTTACCCGCTCGCATTAATTTACGCATTTCGGTCATATGTTTTTTCGTATGGTGTACCGAATGTTTTTTAAGAGTTGTTTGTTGTCTTTTTGTTAGCCCTCTTGATTTAGCTGGAGCTTTTTTCTTGGCTTTCATTTTTGGCATAAGTAAAGTAGTTTAATTTAAAAATGGTTATCTTAGCGCGTATCTTAATCTTAAAATCATAGTCTTGTAAACTTTATTCAAGTTCCTCTAATATTTCAATTAAACGATTTAGACCTGCTTTCGGGTTTTGTTTTTGTCTTGCCGCCGCTGCGCGGATCGCGGGCAGATTGGCTTTAAGTAATTCTAACGTGTATTGGCTTACGTCACTAAGGTCAGTTCCGCCTTTACTTTGTGCAAAAAAGTCACTAATTAAATTATCTAAATTTTGATTTACGCGGGACGCGCCTGCCCCTCTGCGTTTACCGAACCGTTCAAAACCTTCACCCGAACCGCGAGCCATAAGTGACGGTAAACCTGCAAAGGCTTCTGTCACTTGTTGCGGAACCATGGAAGCTAGTTTTGATGCACCTGTATTTAATGCTTGGGATAGGATTCCTACAGGAGCCTTGGGTGCAAATAATGAAACTTCTTGTAATCCAGGATCTTGTTCTGCGAGTTTCAATACTCGATCGATTTCGTCTTGTTGTTCGCGTTCAATTTCTGTTAGACGGTTGATCTTCATAAGTAAAGTAGTTATGTGGATAACGAGTTGTTCATAATATAACTCGTAAAAATTTTTTTGCAAAATTTTTTATTTGAAAAATATATGCAAAACTAAGGCTGAAACTAGGTGTGGGCGGGTGGGTACCCCGCTACGGCGTAAAAGGGGGGGTACCCCTTTACTTATAGGCTTATATAATATCGTTTAGTAGAGAGCGTTTATAGCGTTCTTAGGGTATGTTTAAGGGTAAGGGTTAGGTAGTTAAATAGTAGACATAAAAAAAGGGTAGCCCGTAGACTACCCTTCTTATAGAGAGGTTAAGCTACTTAACTATTTTAAGTATCTCTAGCTTACCTAATTTCTTAGACCACTCTTTATCACCGAATACTTTAGGTGAATAGTGAGCGGTTATTTTACTAGGTGTCTGTTCATAAGAACTATCACCTCTACCCCAGAACTGATTACCACTAGCAGTTTCACTAAAGGAATTAATATCACCCATAGTAGCCGTACCGCCTAAATCAAATACATAGTTAAGAACTAGTTGTATCTGTCTAGGAAGGTTTTGATACTCTGATTGAGCATCAGCACCTATAGTTACTTTCATACTGAGGTTAACACCGCCGCCAGTTGACGTAGGGTTAAAAGGGTTAGCTGTTTGTGTGTTAGCTTTCACATCTTTATTATTAGTTTTCATAATTATTATTAGTTAATTAATGTGGTCTTATGTCTGTGCCACATGCGTATTATATACATATATTAATTATTAATACAATACTATATATCTAAATAATTAAATATTTATTATCCGTCCTTTCCGTCCTTTTTCCGTGGCTCGTCTCTCGCGTCGCGTCGCGCTCGAATCGCGGATTCCTGGAATCTGGGAATGGGTAAGGGTAAGTGTAGAGTAGAGTCAGGGATAGAGTAGATTTGATAGAGTATGTAGAGTAGAGTAGAGCGATTCTGGGATTCTACGATTGAGTAAACTCTCCCTCGATCACGTTTGACTCGGATGCTCGTTTCTTGATTAGTTCTTCAAGGCGAGTGAGTATATCGTCCTTGGACATAAGATCGATCTTCGCGGTCAACACCTCTCGTCTATCGATGTAGAGTCCGCCAGCCTTGCCTCGATGAACCTCGGCGGTGATTGCCGCGGATATCTGACCTTGGTCTTTTGCCTCTTCCCGCAGGTCGTGGAGCGTGGACAGGTGGCTTTCAAGAGAAACTGCGTCCCTCTCCGCGAGTGCCATTTCTAACTCAATGAGGTAGTTTCGTACAACTGGGTTATGATTCAGTAAAACACTGCCTTGAGTCTTTGCGCCCTTACGATCCTTCGTATAGCCTGCTTTCATCGCTGCTTCAGTGGCTGACATACCTTTGACATACTCTTTACAAAACTTCTTTTGCTTAGAGTTGATTGGTTGCCAATTCTTACCGTTTTCGTCGATCAGTGTGTTCCCGTCCTCTGACGGAACTAATGGAGTATAAGTGAGTTGTTTCATTCTATCTACCAACATTTCTAATAGAGTTATTAGAATATTAATAGATTTTATAGAAATAAAATAGTTTTCTCGTGCCCTCTCAGCTTCTTACCTGTTTGTTTCTAATAGTTTAATAGAATTCTATTACTTTTGCTTTTTCAAACAATCCACTGTTCACGAGCCTTTCAGCTCGATTCTATTAGTTTATTACTTCTATTAGTAATTCTTGAAAACTTTTTTCAAAAACTTTTTTATTTTCTAAAACTACTAATAGGACTTTTCTAATAGTTACTTTATCGGTTCAAGTTCATATCCTACAACTTTGTAGTCTTTATCGTACTTATGTACATACCAGAACTTTTCGCCTGTTTCGATATCCTCGAGCAACGCATCTGGATCCAATCCTTCTAGTTCCTCTACTATAGTACTCTCACTAATAGGCTCGTTTAGGTTTTGAGCTTCGGGCGATCTCCAAGCTTCACTATCCCCTGTATAAAGCACACTCCACAACTCGTTGTAGAGGTCGAGTATCTTTTCTATCTTATCAACTGTAGTGACACAAAGGAACTCTCGGTATTGGTTTGGGTTCCTTTCTTGCTCATGAAAATGACACAAGCTAACTCTATATAGTTTATTTTCCATTTCTTTCTCCTTTCTTTGTTATTAAAATCCTAGCCCTTTTAAAAGCTAGGCGTATATTATACCTAAGAATTTACACGCGATTAAAAGCAGTAAAACGACTATTGCCCATAAAAAAGCCCGCGTTAGCGAGCTCTTTCTGTGTTCTTTGGTTAATCGCCGTAATACTTTCGTATAGCTTTGTCTTGTAGTTTTTCGTAATACTCACTCACTGCTACGCGTGCTGTTTTGAGACAAACTCCCCTAAACATATCTTCTGCGGTATATCCGATCTTAGCAAAATCCCTATAAAGTTCATTAAAGTTCCAATCTAGTGATAGTAATTGTCTTTCACATTCTTTTTCAAAATCAACTAACATTTCTTTCTCCTTTCTTAGTTATCGCGTAAAACTCTTTTACGCGTATAGTTATTATAAAGGGGGAGCAAAGTAGAATAAAGCACCGCTACGAGCAAACGACTAACGCTTATACTTTCGCTGTTTCTTAAGCCTCTCGCGTTCCCAATCGTCCACGGGATATGAACCTTTCGGTCGCGTACCGCTAAGATATACTGGTCGCTCGAGTGGCAACCGTTCGATAATTTCGTGGGCTTCCGCCTTACTTTCTAATTCGATTGTTACGCAATACTTCATAATAGATCCTCCAATGGCGTACCTCTAGGTATAAATTTACGATCACTAATTTCTACCCAATCTTTTTGTACACCGTATTGTTTCCATTCTTCGCCTTCCTTACCATCGTAATAAAGTACGGCATCATCGAATCGACTAAACGCTAATATCTCGCTACCTTCCCATTGTTGTAGTACTATGTCATCGGTCAACGCATCGATACTTACGTGTTCGAAATCTGTATCTAAATTATCGTGTTGTTTTTCGACTATTTCTCGCCACAGCCTATCGTACCACTCTACAACTCGCGTTGCTTGAGTCAACGTAGCCGAATACTGTAATAAAAATGAGCGGTGGTCGCCTGTTGCCGCGTTTGGGTAAACTCTAATTGTAAAATATTCGTTTCTCATACTATCTCCTTAAATGGTTCTAATCCGTAGCCGCCGTGCGATGCACTGATATAACTGAAGAGTTCGCCTGTAGATAGGTTTTCTGCAACAATATGACCGTTATCCCAATAGAGATGAGTCTTATCATCCGTTAACTCTAATATGCCGTACTCTAGATTTAAATCGTCAGCGATCTTTTCGAATTGTGTATATAAACTCCCGTACGTTTCGATAACATAAAACATCTGGTCTTTCGTACAGGATTGACAAAACGTGTGTCGATCACTACCGTCCTCGTTATAAATCGATAACCTATATAACTGTTCCATTACGCTGACTCCTCTATTAATGTTTTAGCACGTATTCCTACGCAAGTGCCGTCACCCTGTTCGTGCATCATTCTTATTAATGCGTTTAATGTAAACGCCATAGTCATTGCACATAGCCACGCATTTTCTTTACCTGCGTAAGCGGTCATATATTCCATAACTTCGTCGAGGGACTCTTTAGTATCGAAAAAATTATTTTCTTTTAGAACCACTGGTTCTTTTTTATCGGACATATCTTTCTCCTTTCTTAGTTAATACTTATATATTATAAAGGTGGAACAAACGCGAATAAAGCAGTACCACGAGCCGTTAGACATTATCCACTTCTACCGCTACGTCTTTAATTAACAACGCCATCGTTTCGTCAGAAAGACTCGCATTACCGAGCTGTCGTATAAATTCACCGTTTGGCTTATATACTGCTATTTTTATCGAAATCTCAAAATCTTCCATTAGCTTTCTCCTGTACTACCGAATCCGCCTTCGCCACGTTCCGTGGTATGGCTAAAATCGGATACTATCGAAAAATATACATGTTCGACTGGCATAATAACTAATTGAGCAATACGGTCTCCGCTTTCTACTATAAAGTTTTCGTCCCCATGGTTTTTAAGGTACACCATTAACTCTCCTTGATAGTCAGAATCGATTAATCCTAATACGTTTGCGGGCATAATGCCTTTTATTCCTAAACCCGATCTAGGAACAATTAATCCGCAAAGCGTATGGTCGCCGATATATATTCGGTAACCCATTGCAAATGGCATAGTTTCTCCAGGATGAATCACAGTATGTTCTAAGGCTCGTAAATCTAATCCCGCAGATCCTACGGTCGCGTACTGAGGAGCATGTAACTCCTCAGCACGTTTATCGGTAAATATAATTTCTATTTTTGTCATAGTTCTTTAGTCCCGACTGTATGAAAACCTTCGTTAGCATTGACGGTTTCGTTATACGCTTGGTTAACACCCTCTTCAGAATACTCACTAGAAAAATCCGTATCGTGCTCGACGATTTCCCAGTTTCGAATCCAATAGACGCCGTTGTCGCCTGGATCACCGAAGTTGCCGTAACATCCGACACCGAGTGATAACGTGCCGCCAATCGCGTTACCGATAACTTGTGTTAATCTAGCCATACAATACGTTGGATCGTCGCCTCGTATACCGAACTCTTTCGCGGCTTTCAAAAAGCCTTCTACGGTACTACGACTGCCGTTCCAATGAAGGTATATTGCTGGACATTGGTCTTTTTCTCTGTGTTTTTCATCAAACGCTATTACTGCTCTATTTCCCATTTTTATCTCCTAAATAATACATTGTTATAATAAGTATCGCCAATACGAAAAACGGGGCGATTACACCGATTAATGTCATAGTCTCTTCTGTCATTTATATTCTCCCTTTTAGTGTTTCTTCTACGGCAAATTTAACCCACTCAGACTCTCGCCTAGCTCGATCAATATCATCACCATAGAGGTTATGTAAAAATTCGTTAACGAGTGCATGTACCTCATTTAGATGTGGGTTATGTGGTCTGTCGCTTTCCGAGATCAAATCACATATATAATCTGTACAAGCGTTTTGTACTTCGTCAACTTCGTTAAATAATAATTTGCAGACTTTTTCGCCGACTAAGTCTTTAACGGTCTCAATAGGTTTGCTCATAACGCCTCCGTCCCTTCTGGGGTAATTGGTATTATTTGTAATGCCAAACCTTCTTTTGTGCCGAACAAACTTATTTTAAACTCTTCTTCGTGATTTTGCCAATCGCGGTGAGTTATTATAATTTTGCCGACGTAGGTGTCATCTGTTCCCTGACGATCATAGTCTAAAGGGTACGGGTCGTCCCATCGAACGTCTGTTACTTTATGTAAACTTACATCTACACTCATATCTTTCTCCTTTCTAGTTAATAACATATACTACTTTACTTTACAAAGTAGCCAAAGTAAAGCACTAACGCGAACGCTTTGATTCTATTAGCTTTTTCATAGAACGATAAACAGCACGACCACCTTTCGGATCTTGAAAGATACGCTCTAAACGTTTTTCATTACCCTCGTGGTCTTTGATAATTTGTTGTACTGGTTTTGAATCACTCCAATCAACATCTTGTTCTTTTAACATTCTACGTATTTGTTTTGCTTTTTTAGAATTCATTATTTCTCCCGAGTAAAAAAGTGGCGAGGGGTTGGCTGCATTTCTTTAGCCCTCATTAAGTGTTCGTTGTCGACTCTGCCAGAACACACCACTATTCTTATTTCTCCTTAATTATTTTGTAACCTAAATCTTCTTGGTAATTATATGTATCACTTCCATTTACCAATCCGTCACATTCAGTACAAATTTGTAACATATCTAAATCTTGTTCTTTTTGCATAACTTCCCAACCTTTGTTGCAATTAGAACAGTTTTCTACAACTGTAAAGACTTCATCTTCTGTCTTAACTTTCATACCTGTTATATATATCATTTCTTTCCTATATATTTGACTTGGTCAGTAGGTATTACCTGATACCCTCCTTTATTATACGCGACTGCAATAGTGTAATTTTTACTGACTTCTTGCTGGTATGACGTATCTTCAACAACCATAGGTTTATTGGTTATCAACGACGGGTATTTCTCACGATGCGCTCTATCCTGATCAGCTATGTCTTTACAACGGTCACGATTAGCAACGTCAAGCTTTCCGTAAATCTTTCTCATATCTTTCTCCTTTCTTAGTTAGTACCTATATATTATATAAAGGGAACAACGCGGAAAAAAGCAGTGCTGAGAGCGGTAAACTAAACCCAAATTATTAAGGGTGACCTCCCCCTCTCTCAGCTTTGCTAACCATTGCACCTGCTATACGCACAATGTTATATTAGGAGGTTCTTAGGAAATCAAATATATCCTGCTAACTCCATTCCTGGTTCGTCATAAAATGCAGTGATAATTGCGTCAGGATAGAGTTCTCTTAGTTTTAAGATAACTCCTTCTGGTGGACCCCATGCAGTATTAAAAGTATATTCTACTTGGTCGTCCTCCAAAATAGTAACTTCACAATCGGAACTATTCCATTTAGTCCCCCAGTTTTGTTCAAAAGTAGGCTCTACTTCGATTTTATCGTAATCAGGTTCAGGTAAAATTTTTGCAAAATCAAAAGGTGTCTCTTCCGACTGAATTTTATTAGCAATTTCTTCAGCATTTACGCCGTGAATCTCTACTCTGTTAAAACACCAATTAGGCATTACTACCTCCTCGTAACTGTAGTATTCGCATAGGAATAACTGTCATAGCGTTACAATCATCACAACATCTACCTGTCGCCGCAGGCTCCGCATTATTGCCGTAGGGATCACCTATCGGCTGGTTACACAATACACATTGCATATCTACTCTCCTTTCTTATTAGTTAATAAAAGCGAATGTAGTGTGCTGGTATCTTAAATTAGTAGATAGAAGATTATCCAATCACACTACACTCTAGTTATACTTATGGTTTCCTATACAGGGTAACTTCCAAAAGGTTTACTAACCTAGTACTACTTTACTTTAGACTTACGCCAGAGTAAAGCAGCTTTACGACGACGCGAGGGCTTCACTAAGCCATTGGCTTCTATAGGGCAATCCTCACGCCATTGTTCTTCTAGTTTTTTAAGATCCATTTTTGTTTACTAACTCCTCAATCTCATCATATATGATGTTAGTTAATACTGGGTCAGGTATTTCAGTTTCATTTAATTGTTTTGCTAAATGGCGGGCGATTGTCTCGATTCTGAGAGTGACCACAGTGCCATCAGATTTTGTTACTTGTATGTCCATAATTCTCCCTAATAGTTGTGCCCCTTTGAGTTATAGAGTAGGGGCAACACTCCAGTAAGTTTACTTCACTTCTTCAAAATATCCTTCATCAATAAGACGTTTTCTGTAGAATCTAAAAATTCTAAGAGGATCTTGTCTTGTTGACAAAAAGCCATTTTTTACTGCAAGTGCAACACAATCTTGGGCTGTAAAGCCAGAAGAGTCGAGCTCCTCTTTCTTCGCATCCGCAACTGTATCTACTAAAGCAAGTAACTGAGATGTAGTTTTATCTACGTTTTCAGGATACTTGTTCGTATATTTATATAATTTACGAGCTGATCCTTTCCCAGTCGTAGTAGGCTCAGGAACCATGCCTAACTTACTTCCGTTAGTCTTAGCTTTCGCTTTGACTGGAGCTTTAGCTTTCGCAACTTTTTTGCTAGTTTTGACGCTAGCGGCAGATAATGCTTGTGCCATTATATTCTCCTTTCTTCTTTCTACACACACATCTTTCGATGCAACCTGTCTACCTTGTAGTAGAACATAGTAAGTACTTTACTTCAGAATAACCTGAGAGTAAAGCACTAAACCGAACGTTTATCAAACTCAGGATCTTGGGTGATATATTCACTTTTTGGACCATGTAGACGTTCATTACCAATAGCTATCGCTTCTTTTAGCTCTATTGTCATATCTTCTGGTCGAATACATTCAACCGTTTCTATCAACATAGAGTCGAGAGCCTCGCGTAAATCATTGATCTCGGATAAAAGTTTTATCTTTAACAAAGTTTCTGTTTCAGACATTACTCAGTTCTCCATACTCGAACACCTGATATCTCGTTTTCTAATCTTGTGCGTAATATATATTTACGTTCAGGATCTTGACGCTTACCAAAAGTTCTTGAAGCTTGTGATAATCTGTTTTTTAATCGATCACCATTATCACCCGCCGCAACTTGTACAAAAAACGAATCACCTACTTCCATATTACCAAATGGATATTTAACATTCGCTCTTCTATCCTCTGGTAAAGGAATCCCTATATCTATAGTGACTCCTGTTTCTTTATCAACAATAAAATCATTAGATTTATTTATCTCTATTTCAGCCATTAATTTAACTCCTTATCATTTGTAGGAACAACGTGTAATATATTTCGTTCTTCCATATAGTTTTTCCAAAACATCAGGATAAGGGATGGATCATCCACCCCTATAAGTTCCTGACAACCTTGAGCTATCATCGTATCTGATACTACACGAGCCAGTTCGTCATGTCCTGACTCGTATAATGCCGACCAGACCATACCCAATACATCCGCGTCCAGCGTGTATTTATTAGGGTTATCTGCCATTAAGCCACCTTCGCGTATTTAACAGCAAGGTCAAGGGCTTTCGATTTACGAAGTGCTCCTGCACCGAACCACGCACTATGTAGCGCATTACCTTCTGTATGAGACTCGCGTAAGTGATCCTCAACATATGTAACTGCATTTAGTGCGCCCCACCATGTACCTTTAGAAGACTTCAGGTTTGCACCTGGTTGCTGCTCAAGAGCATCAACTACAAGTCTAGGATAGGCGTTAAACCTATCGACCAAAGGATCAAGTTGACCAACAACTTTCCCTTGTTCTTTTAGTTTCAGCTCGTGCCGATACTCTTCGAAAGTAGTGGGTTGGTATAGCTCAGTAATAAACTCAAGCACGTTAGAGTGTTTAGCTTTCTGTTTAGAAAGATACTCAGCCGCTTGTTTAAACTCAGCCATTCTGCCTGCAGATAGTCCTAACGCCTCTTCAGCACTTTGCATAACATCGTCATCAAAGGCTTTTATATGAGGCATGCGGAAAGATGCTGTGCCCCCCAGACCTAGAGCAAATGTAAGCGTGTTGTTACATACAACTCTAATAGGCGTAAGCTTGATAGTCATCGATCTACCTACAACGTGTGGTTGGTTAAAAAGAAGATAACCTTTAATCTCGTCACCACCTGCGAGCTCAAAGTCTTCAGAGATTTTAGCTAACCCCCAAACTTCTTTTCCGTCTTTTAAACTACCTGCAGTTTCCATGGTCATGTGACCAGCTTCTGTAAAGCGTTTAAAAAACTTAAATACATCCTCATTTTGGATCGGAACGTAGTCGTTACCGCAATGACTTAGTACTTGGTTATCAGAGTCACGAACAATGTGGAATGTATTAGGTGCTTGTATAAGCCCCACATCTTCGCTCCATTCAGGCGCGTCTAGCGTATAACTAGGACGTTTACTAACAGTCCAGTCAAGCTTTGCCGCTTCCTGCATTTGTAATGGCGTTAGGTCGTTAGATACCTCGACACCCAATCCGTGCCAAGGCTTATCTCCCGTCCAAGCCATAGTTTCTACTTCATGTGCCATATATTTCTCCTTTCTTATTGCACGTTAATGATCGTAGCTGTTAAGCTACGCCGTATATTAAATAGTACACGGCTACGAAAGTAAAGCAGTATAAAGAGCGTCCCATTCGTAAGGAATATCTAGAGTTAACAGACTATCAGATTTATAACCATTTTTAACGAGTTCTTGAGCACGTTCGATACCATCGATATGGTAGAGCTTCATTTGATTGTTTTTCCGAGCGAGTACGAACACCTGACCGCCGTGCATTGCACGTTTAGAAAGCCAAGCGACTTGCATTGGACGTAGAGTGAGTGAGTTACCTGAGTGAACTTCTTTAAGCTCAATCCAAAACTCTTTGCCCTTAACACAGCCATTAACGTCAGGTACACCAGAGCCTGTAATACCTGTCTCTATACGTTGCCAATGTACTTGTTTTATATTGTCTCTAAGTAGAGCCCACAGATTTTTTTCTTTTGGCATAATCTAATACTTCCGAAATTAATTTACCACTTTTCGTTCTTGATGGTGACATAGTAAAAAAGCCTTGATCTTCTGCTTCTACTTCGGTTATTTTTACAACTTTAGGAACCTCTCCTCTTTTTTCTTTATGATATCGCTCCATCTTGTCTGTCCAATTATGATAACGAACACTGGTTAATTGTGGTAAACCTTTTTTCTTTCTATGATAGTTTCTTATACTTTTTGCCTCCCAATACTCTCTACCACTGTGTTTAGCTTGAGTTCTCCTTTCGTATCTAGCTATTGATAAAGCGTATTCACTACGTAATAACATATGTAAATCTTCTGTATCTTCTTGTACATAAGCTGTATAACCACCGTTAGCATCGTACGCACAATCAGCGTAAAATTCAGCTTGAGCTAATATATCAGGATCGACATAGTATTCTCCATAACTATTAGGTTGTTCTATAAAACGATGTTCAGTAAGGTCAGTAATACTGTATGGGTTTTTACGAGAATCATATTCATGTTGTCGTTTACATTCTTTACTACAAAATAATTCTGTCTTTTTAACATAGAAAAATTCTTCATAACATTGCCCACATATACGTGCAGTATCTGCTCTAACCTCGTACTCGAACATCAGAACATATCCCATCCTGTATGCGGAGCTACTTTTTTATTATTATTTATGACTCGTACTTCATTAGACTCGAGCCAGTCAGTAAAAGCTAATCCAGCTTGTTTTTTATCTCCGTAAGTAGAGTAGAACTCAGACCATTTATCTCTAGCTATTTTGACACCATAGTAATAATCGCCCTTACCTAATTTACATCTAGTTATTATTTGCCACATACGTTGTTTCGTAAGGTCATATTCCTCACCTAATTTTTCTAAAGTGCAATCTTCTTCTAACCATTTATCGTAAATTTTTCTATACCTCAAAGCATTTTCATCTGCTTTTTGTTTTGAGATTCCTCTCATTATATTTCCTCCGTCTCACCCCAGTTTGGTCCAAGCTCTGTATCTACTACAAGAGGAACAGCAAGTTCTACACAGTTTTCCATAATTCTTGAAACTTTAGCTGCTTGTTCATTATCCTCTATAGATATATCGACTTCGTCATGTACTTGTACGTGAGGAACTATTCCTTCCTCCCATAGACCTAACATTGCTAATTTAGTCATATCTGCTGCAGAACCCTGAATCAATCTATTTAGGGCTTTATATGTAAAAGATCTTTTTAATGTATCACCGTATTTAATTTTAGCTTCCTCTAGAGGTAGGGGAACGCTTTTATCATATTTATGTTCCCACAGATCGAAATGACACCTACGACCTGCGAGAGTTCTTATATAACCTCTATCGAGAGCCACACGGGTACAGTGATCCTGTATGCCTCTTATAAAAGGTACTTTTTCATGATACTGAGCGAGTAGAGTCTGAGCTTCAGCATCGTCTAATCCTAGTTCCCTAATAAGTTTTTCTTTACCCATTCCATAACTAAGTCCTAAATTAATATTTTTAGCCTGTTTACGGGGTATTTTAGCCATATCCGCTACTATCTGATGGAAATCTGCGTTCTTATCTCTATAGGCTTTTACGGCGTCCTCAGCCCCTATTAATCCTAGTTGGTTAGCGTAATGTACCGTAAGTCTAGGTTCTTGTTGGGAGTAATCGAACACACCCCATTGACAGCCCTCCTCTGGTATAAAGATAGAGCGTATCAAGTTACCTATCTCTGGGTCACGAGCAGGCACTTGTTGTAAGTTAGGGTTGCTGTAGCTGAAACGACCACTAACCGTGCCGCCTGAATCATTACGTAATGGGTGAGCTTCGGCATGGATTCTACCATTGTACGAATGTTCTGAAATCATTTTTTCTATAAATGTAGTTCTAGCTTTATTAAACTTTCTAGCTTGTACTATCATTTTAGGTAAGTCATGTTCGTGGTTTTCTAACCACTGTCTTTGAAAACTAGCCATACCTTTTTCAGTTCTAGGGTATGGTAGATTGTTTTTATCAAACACCTTTTGTAAAGATGCGTTAGCCCATAGGTTTACATCTTCCCCATATTTACGTTTTATTTCTACTAATAGCTTTTGTTCTTTTAACGATAAATCTTTACTGATTTTATCTGCTTTCTCTTCGTCTACTCTAACACCCCTCCACCTCATTTCTATTAATAAAGGAATTAATTTACATTCTAAAGAATAGATTGACTCTAAGCCTTGTTGTTTAAGTTCTTCTTTTAATTTATGGTAAACCTTTAACGTAAGTGCTGCATCTTGCTCACCGTACGGTCCAACATACTTAGAATTAAGTTTATACATTTCTGACTTAGGGTTGATACCCCAAGCCAAGGCAGCGTCTTGTAGTAACGACTCATCTTTTTTCTCTCCGCAATAAGTCTGTCCAAGTGAGTCAAGAGAGTAGGAGTATCGGTTTTCATCTACGATTGGAGCAGCAAACATAGTGTCAAGGATTTCACCCTTAACCTCCACTCCTTCTCTCCTTAACCACCCAACATCATATAAAGCGTTATGAAAAATTACTTCTCGTTTAGGAGAAGATAGAGTATTTTTCACCCACCGCAAGACAACTGCCTCGTCAAGGTTGCCACCGCCTTCATGACGAATCGGAAAGTAACCTTTCCAATCTTTAGTAGCAACGCCCACTCCAACAATATGACCACGTCCTGTAGCCCATCCAGGACCAGACGTGAGTAAAAATGGGTCATACGTTTCTAAATCTACAGCGATACGTTCATCATCTGCAAACTTAGGAAAGATCTCTGGTATTATCCAGTTACTTTCAGGAGCGAACATAGGAGACTGATGCATTATTTCTTTTTCTTTCTAACAACCTTTACATTCTTTTTCTTAGGTTTCGGTGCTTTACCGCCTACCCAAGCTTCATTAACATCAGGCGTAGATTTATCGTCAGATTTATACGTTCCTTTTTTAGTTCTAGCTCTTTTGGGCTGTTTAGGCTCCTCAAACTTCGCTAACTCTACAGTAGCCTCTTCCATCTGTTTTGAAATAAGATCCTCTACTCCCTCCTTAACCATTTCCGATAAAACAGGGTTTTCTTTTTTACTTATTACACCCTCTTCTATCTCTTCTTTAGTTAACTCTTGAGAGTCGTTATCTACTACTAATTTTGGTTTTCTTCTGAACCAGTCGAACCATCCCATGACTCTTCCTCCATATTTTCATTAATATCACCTGAGTTGTTTAAGATATATTCTTCAACAAGTATCAAGTATCTACGTAAGTCTCTAATATCATCGAGTAAGCCAGCCTCACCTTTAAAAGCTTCGCCCGCTTCAAATACATCCCAACCATGTCGCTGAGATTGATGCTCGATCCTATCGAACTTACGTGCCAACATCATGAAAGCACCCACGCCACCGCGTCGCCTCCACGAATCTCCATAAGACTCTTCAGCTTTTTTCAAAGCTTGTAAGTCTAACTGCGCTATATCGCGCATATTTTCCCACTTATTTTCCATCGTTTCCTCCTTCGTTATTAAGTGTCCAAGATAAATCTCTCTTTTTAATCCAATCGAAACAAGCTGTCATCCAGTCGTTCGGTAGAATTCTCATAACCTCTTTATAGGCTAATTCATAATCTCTCTTTTTATGTGCGTTAAATGTTTTAACCATGGGTACAGCTATATTTTTAAATGCTGGGTTGTCCCATGTGTCGTCGTCATACGACGGCATATCCTCTGGGTGAATATTAAAAAACCTATCTAACTCCCAATCAAATACTTCAGGCTTAGTAATAAAATTCGTATACGCAATACCGTCTAATGTATCGTAAGGATTTTTTAAACTAGAGTACGTCCATGGATCTATCTCCACGCCTTTTACTCTCTCCCAAACTTCGTTATGGTATACGTGAAAGCTATCACTAACTTGTCTATATGTGCCCATACTGATTTCTAAATGACCTGCGATATATTCTTGTAACATAGACATATGTACTGCGTTCGCACCGTAAGCTCCCCAAAGCATATCATTAGAACGGTTACAAACCGTCATGTGTAATTGCTTATCTCGTATCTTAAAATAGATACTTGTATTACACGGCACGTCTTTACTGTTCCTTCCAAGGTCTTTATTAGCGTCCCACATCTGTAAAACACAGCGTCTATCGTCGGGATTATTTCGTAACATTTCTATAACCATTTTAATCTGGTCTTTATGGAAATAACTGCGCCACCTCCAACCGTACGCTCCCCATAAAGTTTCTCCGTCATCAGAAAAGTTCTCCATAGATTTAACATATCGAGTTAAAGGGGCTAAATCTTTACGCCCCGCTAACATCCATAAACCCTCTATAAAATGGAAGAAAGGGTTAGCGTCTCTTATCTTTAGAAGCAACACTCTCTCCCAAGGCTTTTCGTACACCGTAGTCACAGGCTCAAGTGCCTCGTATGTTGTTCCGTTTCTACTTTCTTGTTCACGAAAGTTACGAGGATCTTGAAATAAATCCAGTCCTAATAAAAAAGCATCGTTTACATTTCTAGCTTTTATTACTTTCATATTGAATCTTGGTACGCACTTGTTATTTCGTTAATTAAAAAACCTATCTCTTGCTCACTTAGTTGAGGCAGTTTCTTTTTGAGAAACCCCACTGCCATTTCATAACTTGCAGCGACCTTTAAATAAAAGGCTACTTCTAAAAACTGTGTGTAATATATGTCTACTATATCGCCATATTGCTCTAATAAATCAATGGCTACATCGCTCATTCCGCCCATGTTTTCTCCTTTCTATTCTTCTACCAACGGTAGTTCTTTATTATATTTATAAACACTTCGTGTTCGACCCTCTTCGTTTAGTATCCGAGAGTATTTATCGAATTCACAAAGCCCTCCTTCTATTTCCCTCATCTCAAACCGACTTAAATCGATTAAGTTAGAGTTAAGTCTTTCGCGAGATATTTCCCACAAATTACGCATCTCATCATTCCATGGATGAGTACGCCTTGAAAAATCTAAATCTCTTCCTGCTAATCTATTGAGCCCTCGCATCGCCCCTGGACCAGCATTAGCCCATGTCAAAATATCTTTAGCGTCTCGTAGTAAATAGGTGTGTCGTAAATCAGTTATAACTTCGTACGCCATGAATGGACCCATGTACGGATAGTCCCGCAAAATCTCCCAAGATTTTTCTAACGATTCCGTAGCTAGTATTTGGTCTACGAGTTTTTCTCTATCTCCCCACATATGGGATATACACTCTGCTACGCCCGTAACTTTATCCATACGGTTAGGTGTTTTAATAATGTAGGCACCTGTTATCCATTGATCTTGTTTCGTTATTTCTTCTATAGCTTTCTTTCTATCCCACTCAATATGTAAGTTATGGCGTACTAAAGTTCTCCCTGTTTCTATAAAATTAAACCAACGAAAAATTACAGTAGCCATTAACACTTCAGGATCATCCCGCCATACATTACGTATGTGTCGTTTAAACCAACGAGTCGTCCTATCTTCTTCTCGAAATACCTGACAAAATTTAAACTTTTGTAGTATAAGGTCATCTGTCCACGGTGGCTCGTGTTGTAATACTTCTTTATTAATACGTATGGTTTCCCTTTCATGTATCCAATAAAAGTATAAGTCGAGCCTATCCCGTAGTTCTTGAATCACTTTTTAACAAGCCTCCACGCACAGTTGTTAGCGACCTCAGGGTAAAATACCGCCGCCGCCATTCTTAAAAACTGTTTACCGAAACGTTCTTGTAACGTTATAAGTTGTTCCATACTCCATCCAGTGTGGGTTATTCGGTCATAGTCTTTGGTATAGTTATCCTCATGCATGGCTTTCTTTAATTTAGGCATTTGTATAAACGTACCTGTTACTGCCTCTATACGGAAGTTTCTTTCTAGTTCTTCTTTTAGTTCTTGAAAGCCCCACTCATAGACATGATCCTCGGGCAACTTATCGTTAGAGCCGTCATGGTTAGGCGTTGATATATAAGCAATAGCATCAGGTCGCATAACCCTTGCCGCCTCATCAAGCCAAGCGGGGACAAACTCTCTGCCCATGTGTTCAATAACTTCTGTCGACCAAAAGAAGTCTATACTTTCATCGGGTAAGTCTAGTATCGGATTAGTTGTTAAATCCTGTATACGTATCTCGCCGTTAAAATTCTTAAACCATGTAGATTCTTCTAGTTCTCCCCCACCGTTCGACCAAAAAGGGTTTTCTAATTGACACGCTGGATCGATATCGTACCCGTAATAAGAACGGATAACATCAGACTTTTTAATAACATAAGCCTTATACAACACTCTTAATGACCAACACTCACCACAACCTATTTCTAAAGTATCTAATGGTCTACCTAATAATTTAGATTCTTCTATAGCCAAACTAGCTATTTTATCGAATCTACTCATATGGGCTAATTCATCAGGTCGCCAGTTTCCTAACACACCTGCAGAAGCTAAATCCATCCGAGTGTTTTTGCTATCGTTTTCGTTAACTTTTAATTTTCGTCTTATAGATGACATATTTTCTCCTTTCTAATATACACATTTAATTATCCTTTACTTTTAGTTGCAAAGTAAAGAAGTTTTTATATTTGAAAGCATCTTGTTGTAGTAGGTTCTATCAAATATAAATTCTCTTTTGCCCTAGTAAGCCCAACATAAAACACCCTGTTTTCGTCGTCAGGGTTTTGTTGATATGTTTTATAAACTCTATTAGTTATATCTGTTAATAAAACTACGTTTGTAGCTTCGCCACCTTTAGCGGCATGTATGGTAGATAAACGTATTCTAGGTTCTTTCGTAATTTTTTCTCCTCTTCGTAACATAGCCCGTATATAACTAACCTCTTTAGGAGTTAAAGAAGTAAGGGCATCGTACCAATCTCCATCAGGTAGTTCGGGAAAACGTTCCTTTAAATCGGCTAGCGTCATCATCGCGTCAATTTCTAAAACATCTAGGGAGTTTACCTTACGGACTTTTATAAATTTTAACAGATTGACGCATTCTGATAGGGGTAAACTATCTCCTTTCCTTAAAATCTGCCAATTTAACACAGCTTTTATTTTTGTATCAGAAATACTAGGTCTGCCTTTAACTTCAAAAAACCATCCTTCGTTTCTACAATAATCATCGATTTGTTCTAATAAATAATTTGTTCTAGCTAATACTAACCAATCACCTTTTTCCATATTAATAAGTTCGATAGACGGTTCCCACCTAACTAATCCTGTTTGTTTCCTAGGAAGCCATGCCTTATGAATCCTGGATCGTACTTGATTAATACATCGACTAGCTAATTCATGAACCGCTGACGGTATACGGTAAGATTGTTCTAAGATCATTGCATCTTTAGAGTTTTGTATTAAATAATCTACGTCTGCACCTGCCCACTTATAAATAGCTTGGTCATCATCTCCTGCCACATATACACGGTCAGCATACTGAATAATCTTACGAACCACTGCCCACTGTAATGGAGATAAATCTTGAGCTTCATCTACAAAAACTGCATCTAATTTAGGCACATCGCCTTTTTCTAAAAACAGTTTTAGCATATCCGTATAATCCACTAATAATCTATCTTGTTTAAATAAGTCTAACCCTCTTGCATATCGTTCTAATTCGAACCAACCTACTGCATCCTCTACATCGTGCCATTGATCTTTTAAATCTACTTGTCTCATACGGGATAGATTTTCTATAAAAGCTAAACGATCATCGTGGCTCATTCCAAATAAATGTCCTGAGTCTGTACCCGCTCCGCCTGTTAATCTTAAATTAAGAACTTGATTTAATTCTCTTATATCTTTTAAATCCATAACGCTTTCTTTAGAAAGACCTAATTGTCTAAACGCTAAAGAATGGAGCGTACGGAAAAACGGTAAATCTTTACGAGTTAGTTCAAATTTATCCATAGCTCGTTGTTTACCTTCATTAACCGCTTTTTTAGTGAACGTAAAAAATCCTATCCTAGTAGGCTCTGTACCTTTTTCTAATTCATCTTCTATAAGACCTAACAATGTGCTCGTCTTGCCTGTTCCTGGTGGTCCAAGAATAACTTGTGTATGGTCAGGCAGTGTCATAGCCCTGTCCTAAAAGTTAAATTAATCCTTTCGTTAACGCCACTTACTCTAGGTACAGCATGTGTTGCTGACATCTGAGAAGCTCCGTCAAAAATTATTACATCGCCGTGTCTTAATATATAAGACCTGAACTTGCTTATGTCCACCCCCTCGGTGTTTATTTCGCTAGTATCAGTTCTATCTTTAATATTTCCAGCGTACTGCCTCCAATTAAATACTCGTGGCTCTCCGAAAGAGATAGAGACAACAAGGTCATCTTCTGTAGGAACAGTATCTGAATGATAAGGAACGCCTACTTGACCATTTTTATAAAGACCACATAAACAAAAGGTAAACTCAACTTCACGTCCTGTAACTCTTTTAGTATATTCCTCTGCACCTTGTTTAATCCATGTCATATTTTTACTCCACGGATCAGGTTCATATAACTTACCCGCATATTCAAAAGAAGATAAGCCATAAGCCCTTGTTGGTCTACCTACGACAGGTTTTCCATTAAATATTCTTTCTACTGGGTTATCCCATTTTTCGATATACGGCATATAATCTTTCATGCCTCCTCTCATATAAGTCATCATATTGGATTCTCATTAAATTCTGGTAAGTCGTGGGATTCGGTCTGAGCGATAAACTCTGTAATGTACCAAACATTAACACCCTTACCTTTTATGTTAAAAAAGTGTGGACTACCCTCCATCTGTTTTAGTTTTGCTGTAAGTTTGTTTCTAGGATAATCTTTAAAATTATGCCTATGTAAATACTCCATAAGGTCAGCTAATCTAAAATATGTTTTACCATTCTCTGTCCACGGTTTATGTAAAAGTATTTCATCCTTCTCTCTAGCAGGTCTTTCTGTACAAAAAGTTTCTAATAGCTCTAAGAAGTGTCCTTCTGTAGAAGATTCTTTAGGTACTTCAACTATCGTTAAACTATCTAATAGTTGCTGTATTATCTGTCTCCATACGTTTTCTTTTACTTTAGGAGGTATTTTATTTAAAGCGTCCATACATTTACGCTGAAATCTGTTTTGGTTTAATAAATCATCTGTTTCTAATTCTAATCTCCCACCCTCAACATCTAAAAACCAGATAGGTGGATCACTATCTTGTTTAGTTAAATTACTAAATAATGGCGTTCCGCCGTTAGCCCCTATACCATGTTTTCTTGTTCTACATAATGGACTATTACAATGACTCGCTATAGGTTGGTCATTACATCTATAAAAATAATCTTTCCTTTTTAGTTGTTTAGTTACCGTAATAACTTCTTGTGCCCCCAATGGTGGTTGCATATATTGTAAGTTTACTTTCTCTAATCTTGTTTCCCACTCGTCTGGGTATTTTTTCCTTAAAAACACTCCAACGTTAAATAAACCTGAGTTCCTAGTTCCTTTAGGAAATCCCTGAACTATTAAATGTTGTATACATGGAGGGGCTTGGTCTAGCCAATCTATGTTTTCCGCTAAAGGACTAGCCTCTAACTTTTCTATTTGCTCTACTGTTAGAGTTATTTCTTTAACTCTTTCTATAAATTCTTCTGGACTTAGAGCTTGACCCTCAGTTCCATAACCATACCTAGTAGAACTCTCTCCCCCAAAGTAAGGCATATTTAATGTGCTACCTCTATCCCCCCTATCTAACAACAGCTGTGTTTGTTTAGGGAATATCTCCGCTTGACCGTAACCTATAGAAGCCGCTATCTGCCTTAACTTTCTTTGTAATAAAGAGGCAGGCACGGGATCTTCTATGAACAAGTAAATATGGGCTCCTCCACTTTTACTACGACATACGATTAATGGTAATTTATGTTTAGATAATTTTTTAGATAATCCTTTTAAGTCTAAGGAGTACTCATCAACATCTATAGCACCCCAAACGCAAGCATTGTTCTCGTCGATTGGGACGAGCCCAATGCTTTGTTCACCTGACAGGTGATTTTCCCATAATTGTAAAACATCGTCTTCAGATAACTCTTTAGATATAGTAATGTTTTTACCACCTGCTTTTCCATCTTCTCTCGATTCATTCGTAGCTGTAAAAGTTCCATATGCCTGCCGTAGTCCAGCGTAACGTGTAGCAAATTCCTCTGCTAACGACATATGTTTTCTCCTTTATTTTAGAAGGGAGCATCTTCCTCGGAATCTGTAGGTATTTCTACTCCTCCGTCTCTTTGCTGCTCTTCTTTTACTTCTACCTCACCCGATCTAGCAGCGTTCATAAACTCTTTAGCTATATGCGCTGTTTCTACGTCGGTTGGACCCTCTTGATTTACAGTAAACCCGTTCCACGAACCTTTATCATTAGATTGTGATAAAGTTCCTAACGTATATTTATACGCGAACATAGGAGCAGATACTGACTGACCTTTGCTAGTTTGAACTCTTGCCATTCTTAACATAGTCAACCACTTCCTAGAAGCACCTAACTGTGTGGATGTAAAAGCTACTACCGCTTGTTGTGGTGTAGGTTCTAAAACTAATATAAAGAACTGTGCCGTTTCTACTATTTCGTTACCGTTATCTAAATATAATCTACGGGACTCAGGATCTTTTGTACAAGATTTTAAAATAGAAGCACCATGGTCAGCGTTAACTAAACCACCACCCTTCTCTCTAGGAACCCACTCAATGTATTTTTTAACATACGCGCAAGGCACAACTGTGATGCCTTTCTCCCCGTCGTAGACTTCATTAGTCACTGTATTAACAAGCATGCCTGCTTGTGCATCTGGGTTATATCTTCCGTCTTGTTTATTAAGTTGTGGGGACATTTGCTGAAGAACCCTGATAAACGGGATCGCAAAATCCTCAGTTGTAGTTTCTTCTAATCCTGTACCACCCGATAATAAATCATCGTCAAAAGTAGCGATTGCTGTTTGTTTCGCCTCAGCTAGGCTTGTTTTATCTTCTGCCATAATATTAATCCTTCTTAATAATAGCTTTGGAACCTATATAGATTCCAAATGGTTCTGTTGGAATATCCTTTCCAGATGTTAATTGCTCTTTAACAAAAGCTTTTAACGTACTTGGATGGACGGTTTGTTTTACCTCTGGTGATAGCCCCCTAGATTTAAGAGCCATAACAGTTTCATCAACTACTTGCCCCTCCTCTCTACCAAACTTTAACGAAACTTCATTTTTAATTAAACCTTCGTGTCCGTTTTCGACTAACCATTGGTAAGCGAGCTCTTGATTAGCTTTAGATATATGAGCGTTATAAAACTCAGTAACAGATATTTTTTCACCTGTACTAAGAACTATCTCTGTAAGCCCTGCGGTTTGCATAGCCTCAGGTAACTCTTGTTCTGAAGTTAATCTAAACTCTTCTTTTTTAGCTTTTACAGCTTCTTCTAACTCTGAAAGTTCTTGAGCTAGTTGTAACTGTTTATTAGCTAACGTAGATACTAATGAAAGCTCTCCGTCATTAAGGTCGTTAAAAGTCTCGACTGTGTCTTGACCAGTAAGTTCCTCAAACGTTGGGTTTTCTTTATTCATAATTCTCCTTTCTGATGTAGGTCGATATCGACAGGATAGTACACGCCTTCCTGTCTATCCCATTTAAGAATACTATAACGACCTCGATTAATAAATGCAGCTATAGAACACGCGACTCCAATAGCTGCGGGATCTCCGATCAATAATAAGTAATCACCTTCTTTATAGTCCTGAAGTATTCTCTTCATTCTTCTAACTGAAGGTGCTGCACTTAACATGATATTAGTTTGCGGAGGTAACAAAACTTCAAAATCACCATACTGTCTAGCAGATGCGATATTCCGCCCCGATACTTCTTGAACAACATATACCGTCATTTTTCTCCTTTCTAATTTCTACAGGTTTTAAGATACTATCCTAATACGGCAAAGTAAAGTGATATTACTTATATGTATTTTAGGAAATAAAAATTTTACATCTAAAACTTTTTTAAAACTACTAATAGAAGTAATAATCTAATAGATTTTTTATCGAACGCAGTAAAACAGAGGATTTGAATTTATTAGATTTATCTAAAAATCTATTATAAATATTATTTATGAGAGGGCATGAAGGATAAATTTACGTTTGGACTATTAATATTCTCTAAAATATATACTATATCCTATTAGAAATAAGAAAGTTTCCACATGAAATATAAATTTAAAACGGAGCCATATGAGCATCAGCTTGAGGCGTTGAAACGATCCTGGGATAAACAAGAGTTTGCCTATTTTATGGAAATGGGGACAGGTAAATCTAAAGTACTTGTTGATAACATAGCTGTGCTCTACGACAGAGGAGCTATCAATGCGGCTGTTATAATCGCACCTAAAGGCGTATATAAGAACTGGTCAGAACGTGAAATACCAACACACATGCCCGAACATATAATAAGGCGTATAGGCGTATGGAATCCTGCACCAAATAAAAAAGAAAAACTACAGCTTACAAAGTTGTTTGAAGTCACAGACGATTTAAAGATATTAGTTATTAATGTAGAAGCTTTTAGTACTAAGAAAGGTGTGGCGTTCGTAGATAAGTTTTTACTAACCCACAACGCCATGATGGCAGTCGATGAATCTACCACAATAAAAAACCCGAAAGCACAACGGACAAAGAACCTCGTTAAGTTGGCATTACAAAGTAAATACAGACGCATATTAACAGGTTTTCCTGTTACTCAATCACCACTAGACTTATATAGTCAATCAGAGTTTTTATGCTCTCAGTTGTTAGGGTATTCATCATTTTATACGTTTCAAAATCATTACGCGAAAGTAATAAATAGAAGCATGGGGCAAAGAACTTTTAGACAAGTAGTTGGTTATCAAAACTTAGATGAATTATCTGATAAAGTAAACCAGTTTTCTTATAGAGTTTTGAAAAAAGATTGTTTAGACCTTCCAGATAAAGTTTACCAAAAAAGAGAAGTAGAACTTACTCCTGAACAAAAGAAAGTATATAACCAAATAAAAGATTATGCGATAGCAGAACTTGAATCGAATGAAATAGTTAGTGTTAGCTCGGTTCTAACTCAAATATTAAGATTACACCAAGTTACCTGTGGTTTTGTAAAACACGATGAAGGTGAAGAAATAGAAATTAAAAACAATCGATTAGAGGAATTATTAAAAGTATTAGAAGAAATACAAGGTAAAACAATTATATGGGCTAATTATCAATACGATATAAAAAGGATTTTAAAAACATTGCACGATATTGTAGGAGTTGATGCAGTAGCTACGTATTACGGAGGAACACCTGAAGAAGAACGTCAATCCATCATTGATAGGTTTCAAGATCCCAACTCTAGATTACAGTATCTAATAAGTAATACTCAAACAGGTGGGTATGGAATCACCCTACACCAAGCAAGTAACGTTGTTTATTACAGTAATAATTATGATTTAGAAAAACGATTACAATCAGAAGATAGGGCTCATCGTATAGGACAAGTTAATAAAGTAACTTATATTGATTTAATATCGAAAGATACTGTAGATGAAAAAATTGTAAAAGCTTTGCGCAATAAGCTCAACCTAGCACAAGAGGTGTTAGGTGATGATAAATGGAAGGATTGGATTGGTTAAGACCTAAAATTTTCTAATTCCTTCATAGCTTCTTCCGCGCTCATAATACCGCCGCCATCAGCCATAAAACCCATTTTGTTTCTTACGTCTTCAGGTAACTTACCTAGCCCTTTATTATCTTCAGGAACAGGTTTTAACGCTTTACCTTCTGCCGCTCTTTGAGGTTCACGGGAAGCGGCTTCTAACATAGATTTAGCGTCGTCTAATAACATCAAAGCTTGTTGTACATCACCCCCTGTTCTACCTACTACAGCTTCTGCTAATGCTCCTGCATCTTGTTGCATAGACATACCACTGTCCTCGGGCATCGTTCTATCCATACCTGAACCTAACATAGCCTCATTACCCATAAGTGCTGCCATAGCTTCCATGGCTTCTGGAGGTGCCTCTCTTTTAGCATTTGGGTTACCCATAGGTACATCTGCTCTTTTACCCATCATCATTATTTCTTCTGTTGGTTTCATCGCCATATTTATCTCCTTGGTCTAAACGACTGCGCGAATAGTTGTGTTAGTTTATCGTTTTGTTGCATCGGGGGCAAGCCTGCTAATCCCATATTCATAGGACTATTCGGTAATTTCATAGCTCCTCCACCTCTCATAGACATAAACCCTAAATTAGTTTGAGGTTCTTCTCCTGGTCTACTGCCAAACTCTGCTGCGGACATCGGTCGCACAAAAGTTGTTTGCTGTTGTGGAGGTGCAGGATTATATACTGCGTTTTGTAATGCAGAATTATAAGCCTGTCTTTGTTGTGTAATTAAATTACTTATGGGTGAATTAATCGGTGCAGGTCGACCGCTCACATCTGGCAATCTTACAGGGGGTGAAAATACACCAGGAGGTTGATTAGGATCATACGCAGGAATATTATCACGTCCTGTACTTGGTAATGATCCAACACCCCCTATAATAGGTAAATCTAATTCGTTAGCTCTACCTATAGCCCTTTCGTCATCACTATTTAATAAACCAAGTAATCCTGCGGCTAATTCTTCATTAGTTAAAGTTGGTGTATTGAAAGCTATCGGTGCTGCTGCTGGAGTAGTCACTGCTGGAGTAGTCACTGCTGGAGTAGTCACTGCTGGAGAAGTTTCTACTGGAAGAGCTTGTGTTATAGTTTCTTTAAAATCAATAAGATCAGGAGCTGTGGGTTCTGCGAACGTAGGAAAATCTCTATCGGAAACAGCTTCTATAGCTTTATCTTGTGGCATCATTGTACCTAAAACTTGTTCTACTACAGGAGGAAGAGAACCAATACCAGATTCGAAATCTGTTATTTGGTCAATCACGTTTTCAGCTACGTCTTTTTCGAATTCATTTGTTGAATTAGATAAATCTTGTTCTGCTAAATATTTAGCAACTTGTGACGCAATACCTGCGTTTATGTCTTCCAGATCAATATTTGGAAGAGCAAAGTTTCCTATATTTATACCACCAAATCCTGGACCCATTAGTTGTATGCTCCTATTGTTCTCTGTAATCTTTCAATATCTTGTATCATTTCTGTTGTCAATGTTTCTCTAGCTGTTGGTGTTTGTCTTTTTTCTACTGTATCGTAAAATCTAGCTGTGCTACCAATATCTTCATAATGTAATATACCATAATCAGCCAATATTTTTGCAATATTTCCTGCTTTTTTAGTGTCTTTTATACCATCAGCATAAGCTTTAAATAAGTTGTCATCAGTAAGAACTTTACTTAAAAATTTAATATTACGGTCTGTAACAAGATTTTCTAAGGCTGTAGTTCTTCTACCAAACTGTGTCAGAGGTGGTATGAAAAATCTTCTAAGATACTCTGTTCCAGGATCAGACACTGCTTCTCTTATTTGTTGTCTTAATGGAGCCGCGCTTGTTAAATCTTGTGTAAGCCTCATGCCGACATCTCTCATAACATCAAGATTAGTAAAAAAATCATCTGGATTATCGATCAACCTACCCATTACTCCTTTAAAACTTAAATCATCACCAACTAATTGTGCAGGAGCAAACCCCTCGTTCATAAATTGGTTTAATCTATTAACGTCAAATTTACCGTCTATTGATGATCTTAATAAAATATATTTTTTAGTTGCATCACTTATTTGTTTTTGTAGTATTTCTTTTTCGGCTCCTGTTGCTGATTCAAGTAAGTCATCTATAAAATTTAAATCATCGATTAATTCACCGCTTGCCTTTCTAGTTCCTCCTGTTCCTAATATTTCAGTTACTATATTAAAGGGGCTATCTTCTCCAAATTTAGCAGTAAGTAATCTATTCTTTCTATCTAAACGTTCTAACGGTTCAGTTATATTTTTAGCAAAATCTTGTCTAGTTCGTAATATCCCTTTAAATTCATCTTCGGGAAAAATAGATCTTAGTGTTGCTTCGTTTTCATCTAAAAAAGTTCTATAGTTTTTACTAAGTTCTACAGGGGATAAATCAGGGTCGTCAAAAAAGTTTCGTTTTATAAATTCAATAGTGTCGTTTCTAATCCTTCTTATCTCACTGTTACTGTTTGTGGTTTGTAAAAAATCAATAAGACTATTAGCTCTAGTATTTACTGTTTTACCTTTTCCTCCTGCAAATAAATATCCAACAACCTCTTCAGGATTTGTTCGTAATAAATCTGTTATAGCACGATTGTTTGCTAATTCGGTACCATATTTTTGTACGTTTAATGTTTCAATAACATAATCTGCTTGGTCTTTAGGAAGATTTTTTCTTATCGTACTAAACATAGTATTTTCAATAGACTCTTGTAAATCACGACTAAGTTGGAAAACTTTTTGTTGTCCGACACTTTTTCCTGGTTCTAATGTGCTAGCGAATGAATTAATCTGTGTACGAATATCGTTTAATTCTCTTATCGTTAAATCTCCGTCTTTATATCTTGTAAGTCTTTCTAAAATTTGTGGCTCGAATAATTCATTAAAATTTTTATCTATTTCTTTACGACCTACATTTAAACCTGTTGTTTGTTTACCTGCGTCTTCGAAAGCTTTTATTTGATTTCTAAAACCTCTACCTGTAAATTTTAAATTAGCTAATTCAGGTAAATCGAACGCCGTATTAACATCGTTAGCTAGTTGTTCTTTATAATTACGAGATATTTGGTTTAAACGGGTTGTGGTTCTAGGTATTAGTTTAGAAGAGGCTTGTATATCAACAACTTCATCTAATAAATTTTTACCTTGAGAAGCTGACCTCATGTTATCTATGTTTTCTTTAATAGTTGACATGATAACAAGACCTTGATCTTGTAAATTTTTAGATTTCCTTCCAAATAAATTAGTGAGAGATTTAGCTACGGTATTCCCTGTCGTATCATTAGCTAAGTCTTTGAAAATACCGTCAAATAAATCTTGTATTAATTGTTCGTTACCGTCTAACATTTCTTTATATAAAATGCCGTATTCAGGATTGTTTATATTTGTCATTAAAATATTTTCTAAATCAGCAATATAAGAATCTTTTGTGGCTTGCGCTAAAGTAGGATTAAATTTTAATTCTTTACCTATTTCAGAAGAGAGTTTTTCTAAAGCTTCATCGATATCAAGGAGACTTGTAGGCTCCTCACCTGTTCTTGTTCTTACTGTTTTACCTTGAGCACTAGCTTGTTTAGCCTCTATAGCTTCTTCTATCTTTTTTATATCGGTAGCAGATAAATCTCTACCAGTGATTCCTCTATATAATTTAGGGAACCCACTTGTAAATGCAGATATTGCTGTATTCCCTGCAAAAGCTAACATGGCTACATATCCTGATTCTTCTAACATATTGGTTATATCTCTATTATGTACACCTGTTAAAGAACCACTTAATAATTGTAAAAATCTTGTTGTTGCAGCTCCTCCTGAAAGTAAGAGATTTCCTGCCGTTCCTTCAAAAGCTTTACCTGCCAATCCTTTACCAGTAGGAGCGTCTTTTAAAAATTCATCAAAATATTTTAACCCTTTACCACCGATCAATACTTCTGCACCGATGACAGGTGCTTCTTGAACAAATAACTCTAATGCATCTGTTCCTGTAATTAAAGGTGAATCATATAACACAGGTTCTTTTCCTTCTTCTACGTAAACAATGCCGAGATCAGGATTAGCTGGATTTAAATACGCAAATTTTCCAGGAAGACGTTCAGCATAGGCACCTCTAGTTTCGGGATTTTCTATACGGCTCGAGTAATCAGTTCCTAAATACTGTTTTGCATAATTTAAATCTTCAGGGGTTAGATTGTACGGACCACGAGCCGCCATTCTCCTTCTGAATGAAGAGATTCCCTCTATGTCAAGTTCTTTACGAGGATCAAACCCACGAGCGGCTATTTGCATAGCGTTATCGTACCCCATAGGTTTCATGGGAGGCTCGGGTTCTAAAAAACTCTCTGGTAAATTACCTCTTAGATACGCAGTCTCTCTAGTGCGCCTGTCTGCTTCTTTATCATAGCGTTGAGCTCTAGCAGTG